AGCACACGGCCAAGACACTCTATTTGTGGTGGGATTGCAGCCTGTGGATGACATTGCGGAGCACATCAACGGTTGCTCACACATTTTCTTTGGTGCCAATCACAGCTTCTACCCTGATCCCGAAGATCATGACACATGGCAGCGTTGGGAAAACATGATCATGCACTTTTTGGATCGTGGCTACCAGTGCAGTTTGGACATTCCCATCAAGTGTGTTGAGAGCTTCAACGACACTGGTCTCTGCGAGTACCGCAACTTTATCCCACAAATTCGAGTAAGTATCCCATATATAAAGCTGTGGAACTACAACACCATGCTCAAAATTGATGACCGAGATTTTGACGACACCAATCCTGGCGTGTGGTGTCACAGCTTGCATGATCTCATGAGCCGCGACACATTTACTTCATGGGATCAATACAACAAGGATCAACCCTTATGAACCAACAACACCGAGAAACTGTAGATCGCATCATGCAACGTGCTGAGCGTAAAATTTGGATTACATTTCAACGTGAAGGCATTCACTGCTATCCCGCAGCAGCCACTGACCCCGCACTTGCCACAGGAGATCGCTATGATGTTTCGTTTCTTGCTAGTCCTCATCGTCATATTTTTCATTTCCGGGTTTGGATTGACGTATTCCACAATGACCGAGATGTGGAGTTTATACAATTCAAACGCTGGCTTGAACGACTGTATCATAGCGACCAAGGTGTACTGTCGCTAGACTATAAGAGCTGCGAAATGATTGCAGACGACCTGTATCTACAAATTGCCGATCGTTATCCTGGTCGTGCAGTGTGGATTGAAGTGGCCGAAGATGGTGAAAATGGCACACTGATCAAGTACGAAACTCAATGCCCTAGTATTTCAATCAAAATTTGAAACGCGATATGCGAGACAAAAAAATTATATTTTTTGGGTGTAGTTGGACCTATGGTAAATTTATACATCTCCTCCCCGACGAATTACCAGGCGCGTCCCGCATGGATGAAGAGAAAATATTAGCCGATACCAAATCATATCGTGCATTGATTAGTGATTTTTTTGGAGTCCCGCAAGTTAATTTTGCTCAAGGCGCCAGCAGCAATGATCGACAATTTCGATTGGCATCGGAGTATTTTATTGGGCCCAAAAGGAAACACTCTTTTGCCAAAGAACTCAAGTATAAAAAATATGAAGTAATACGAGATCCAAGTTGGCCTACTACAGCAGTATTCAAGAAAGAACAACAGCTTCCGGACTGGATCATTGGAGAGTTAGGGGCGCATGTACAGAACGACGAGTTTGAAGAATTTCGTCAACGAGAAGAATACGTCCTTTGGTTCATAACTTCTACAGCTAGAAAAGAATTCTATAATGCAACCCAACGCATATTTGAGAACGAAATGCTCTCAAATCCTGAATCTGCAATCATAAAAAACTATATTGCTGATTATTACGATCACACATATGAGTTAGAGCGTCTAGCACAACAGATGGAGTTGTGGAACGCTTACTTTAGATCAAAAAACATAAAAAACTTATGGATTGATACGTTTAATCATCATGACTATCCGTTTGTAATTGACAATTTAATTACATTTGAGTCAGGATTCAATGATCTGATGAGCAATATGTGTGTTAGCAATGGATTTATGCCCAGTGAATCAAGTATACATCTGAGTAATTGGATGGCCGACGATTTGCGGTCTAAATACTTGATGGAGCAAGGTCTACTAACGCAACAAACCTTGCATCCCACTATTGCTGGACATCAACTAATAGCAAACATGCTAGTGCCCAAGATACAACAACATTTTAATTTGTAATAATTTTTCACCTAATAAGCTAAAGGAAATATCATGGCTAAACCGCAAATCAAAAGCAATCCCCGTGTTCGTGAAATTTTTGAGGATCTTGAAAAGTTCTTGACATTCTGTCAGGACTATGGTTATCGCTACAACGAAGCAGATCTCTACAACTTCAAGAGTTATGCGTGGCAGCAGTTCAACAAGTATGCTCAAGGCAAGAACGCCAAGAACATGTGGACCGAGGATCGCAATGGACCACGTAGATTTGAACGGAAGTTTGCATGAGCGCTGCTAGAAAAATGAAAAAACTATTTTACATGGGCTTGGAAAGTTATGAAGCCCGCTACACACTACAACTCACAGAGTGGAATCGACGTGTGTTTGATCGTCGTGGCCTAGATGTTGTTTATGTTCCTGGCGTCACAATTGACAACACACAGGCCATCTCGGTAGGACAAGTGTTGGACGCACACGGACGCAGTTTCTTTGCCATGAGTCAAATGATGAACTTGGTTCAGATGATGAAGAACGGTGATGTAACTGGCGACGATGTGATCTACTTTGAAGACATGTTCCAACCAGGCTTTGAGAGCCTTGGTTACATCATGAATCAGATTCCACAAGAACAATGTCCTAAAATTTATGTTCGTTGTTTGGCGCAGGCCATTGATCCTGATGACTTTGTGCATGTTTGGGGTATGGCAAAGTGGATGAACTTGTATGAACAAATGGTCAATGAGATGGTGGCTTTCTCGGGGGGCGCAGTATTGGCAACCAATGAGGAAATGGTCGCGCACATGCGCATTGCTGGATGGACTGCTCCAATCTACAACATTTCCGGTCTTGCATTTGGAAAAGCGGAAGTACTGGAGCGGATCGGTGGAAAGGAAAACATCAAACCGTTTGATCAGCGTCCCCGGAGGGTGGGTTTCGCAGCCCGCTTTGACCAAGAAAAGCAACCTGGCTTCTTCATGGATCTTATCGAAATGTATGGTGAACTCACCAGCGAGCCTTGTGAATTTGCAATTTATTCGGGCGGCCCTCTACGCTCAAACAACCCAGAATATGTCGAAAGAGCACGGAGGATGGAGGCGCAAGGGACGCTCAAGATCTATGACAACATAAGCAAGAACGAGTACTATGCTCATCTCAACAATACTCGTTTGTTGTTTAATTGTGCTTTACAAGATTGGGTATCCAACACTGTGTCCGAGGCTGACACTGTTGGCTGCAACGTGCTTTATCCTGCCTATCGCAGTTTCCCCGAAACTTTTGCCAACGATCCAAACCGTCTTTATGTCCCTTGGTCAATAGACGATGCCTATCACAAAATGCAAAATCTTCTGCGTGAACCGCATCACAACATGGGGCTTATCAGTGCTTGGAACGATGGTACTGTTGATAGGATTGTTGACATACTGCTGGGCCAAGGTGAACAGTGGAATCGTGCAGGCAATCGCTATCGTGACCATGCTGCTCACGAAAAATATCAAGTTGTAAAGATAGAACAATGAAGCTATACAAACACAGCAATGGTAAAACTAGTCTCTTCCCTGGCACATTCCTCAAGGTTGAGAAGTTATGTTAAACTCAGATACGTTCGAAGTTGTATGGCGTAGTATTCGAGGCAGATATGTGGTCCCGTGAACAAAGTTTTTGCTATCTCAAGCAGTATATTGTGGCTAAAAAAGAAACGCCTTGGATTGCCATGATGAATGAAGTAGAAGATCGAGCTCGCTATGCTTTACAACACTTGGGTGGCATGGCAGGAGATTGGTATCCTTATCGTCATGAATGCCACTACTATTATCCACAAAGGAAGATTGAACAATGATTAAATTTGACAGCAATTGGTTTGAAAAAGAGTCAAAGAGACTAAAGTACGACGTTGCTGTTAGAGAAGTGTTTGGAAGTGATGTTGTACTGACTTACACATCCAAACAAAATTTTTTCCGCACTCCTAGGGAAGCCCAACTGGCCAAAAAGTTTAGTATGATACCGCTATGGTATCTAGACTTTTTGGGCAGTGAACATCCAACAAAAATCGTCGATGTTGGCTGCGGTGCAAACTTGTTTAAGCCACTGATTAAAAAAATCTACAACATTGACTGCTATGGGATAGATCCTACCCCAGAGAATCATGCAGCTGATGAGTTTGATATCTTTGATTCAGAATTTAGCCAAGGGCACACAGAAGTATACGAAAGTGCATTTTCAATAAATGCATTGCATTTTGTGCCGTTGTTTCAGTTCTCAACAAGAGTCATTGAGTTCTATAACATTATTGCCAAAGGTGGTAGGGGTTTTTTAGCATTGAATTCTGCTCGCATGGTGGACCGTACCGCTCCACAATGGCTGTTGGATACTTTTGGAAAATCAACTCCAGATCCTTTGCAAGTGCAAGAATATGTGCTGGATCAACTGTCTATGCTCGACATAGATTTCCTGGTGACTGACTTGTTGATTTCTGAATATCCTGATGAAGTCATGGACGGAAATATTAGAATGGTATTTAAAAAATGAGCATAGTAGTAACAGGTTCTGCTGGATATATTGGCGGACCTCTCAGATCCAACAATCCTGAGTATGTTGAACGTGCCCGCCGTATGGAGGCAGAGGGCAAGCTCCGGATCTATGACAACATAAGCAAGAATGAATACTATGCTCATCTCAACAACACTCGTGTGTTGTTTAATTGTGCTCTACAAGATTGGGTTTCAAACACCGTATCAGAGGCCGATACTCTTGGATGCAATGTGCTATATCCTGCCTATCGCAGTTTTCCCGAAACCTTCGCGAACGATCCCAATAGACTGTATATTCCTTGGAGCCTAGATGATGCCTATCACAAAATGCAAAACCTCTTGCGTGAACCGCATCACAACATGGGACTTATTTCCAAATGGAACGATGGTACTGTTGATAGGATTGTTGACATACTGCTGGGCCAAGGTGAACAGTGGAATCGTGCAGGCAATCGCTATCGTGACCATGCTGCTCACGAAAAATATCAAGTGGTAAAGGTTGAGTCGTGATCACACACTTTGTGACTTCGGGTTGCAGCTTTTCTGAACGTCCCGGTAACTGGCACACCTTGCTGCATGAGCGACTGGGTCGTTCCATACGTCACAGTCCATTGGGCATGAGCAGCCAGGGAAATGGCCTGGTCAGTCGGCGACTCATACATTACTGCCAATATCTCATGGATCGAGGCATTGCACCAGACGAGATATTTGTGGCTGTGATGTGGAGTGGACCGGATCGGCATGACTATTACACTCGCAGTGATCCGGGCTTTTCAGGCAACACTCATGGCTGGAGTCGTAATCCTGTGCAGTTTGTTGATGGTGGCGAAGGTGCCTGGGTCATATTTAACCCACTGTGGACCATGCACAATTGTGAAACATGGTATCGCCACTTTCATGACGACGTGGGTGCTGTGATTTCAACACTGGAGCATGTGCTGCGCACTCAGTGGTACTTGAAAAATTTAGGCATCCGCTACGTGATGTCTACATACATGAACACTGTGTTGCCAGACTGGTGTGCTGAACACCCAGACACTGCACACTTGTGGCACATGTTGGATCATGGCAGTTTTGTGCCAGTGTCGGGCATGTGGGAGTGGTGTCGTGATGCCACTGATATTGAGTTCCGAGCCGGAGACTATCATCCGGTGCCGGAACACCACAAAGCATTTGTAGAACAGGTCATGTGGCCATTTGTAAAGGAACGTATATGAAAGTAGTTGTAACTGGAGCCGCTGGATATGTGGGCTCGCAAACTGTGTTGGCATTGAGTGATGCTGGGCACGAGGTCTTGGCCATTGATCATGTGTCGCTGCCCAAGGCTGTGAGTGCAGTGTGTGCACAGCAATTGATTCAAAACTTTGCGTCAGACACAGCCTTGGATTGGGTTCGGTATCATCAACCACAGGCTGTGATTCACTGTGCTGCCGAAAGCACTGTGGGCCCCAGCATGACCAATCCCAGCAGCTACTACGATGTCAATGTGGTAGGCACCAAGAGACTGATTGACACTGTGCGGCAAATGCCCGGCGTTAAGTTTGTGTTCTCAAGCTCGGCTGCGGTATACGGTGAGCCCATAATGACTCCCTGTCATGAAGTTGACCCTTGTGAACCCATTAACCCTTACGGTGAAACTAAGCTGGTGATTGAGCGACTGTTGGCCAGTTACTTCCGTGCCTATGGTCAAGAATATGTGGCTTTTAGATATTTCAACGTGGCCGGTGCTGACAGTCAAGGTCGTGCAGGGCCACATCGCGACGGCAGTCACATCATTGAACGTGCACTGCAATCAGTCACACAAGGCACCACGTTTGAACTCTACGGCACTGACTATCCCACTCGTGATGGAACTTGTGTGCGAGATTACGTGCATGTGGAGGATGTGGCTCAAGCACATGTCATGGCCTTGAGCTCTACAATTGAGTCAGGAGTGTACAACCTTGGCAGTGACCAGGGCGTAAGCAACCTTGAAGTGTTGGCAGCCGTTCATTGCGCAACTGGACAAGCTGTGACTGTGCAACACTGCGATCGACGTCTGGGAGATCCAGCACAACTCACAGCCAGTCCTGCCCGTTGGATTACTACTACCAAAGGTGGTTGGAAGGCTCAAGGGCTTGATAGTATGATTTCTAGTGCATGGGCCTGGTTTCAGTCATGACATACAGCGTACACCAACACTGGGATCCATTAAGGGTGTGCGTTGTTGGTCGCAGTTGGAATCCTGAATTCTACTCATGGATCAAGGTTCCGCATGTGCGACACTTGTTTGAGCGCATTGCCGAAGAAACTGAGGAGGATTATCAAAATCTCATTGCTAAGTTAGAGAGCTTTGGCGTCAAGATATTGCGACCTACCATGCCTGAACCATTCAAACACGGGCGATATACCATACCTCCTATGTCACCTAGAGACCACATGGTAATGATTGGAGATAAACTATATCGCAATAGTAGCGATTGGGATTGGTTTTACAAAAAAGTCAAAGATGACGCTTGGCCCAACGCACTGTTTAACCAGTTACCTAGCCATATACAAGAAGAGTGCATAAATGTGCATGGCTGGAAAACGGATCAAGCTGATTATGCATATGACCGTTGTTACGCTGATATTTTTAAACATGTACGAGAACAAGGAAATCAGATTGTAGACGGATATGCATTTTCCAATGGAGCCATGACTTCTCGGGTAGGTAAAGATCTTTATATAGGTACTTGGCTAATAGATGAGAACATTGAAGTTCTCAAAAAACAAACACAAGAACAATATCCCAATCATCGAACTCATGTAATACACACCGTTGGGCACACCGACGGTACTTTTTGTCCAGTTGCTCCTGGACTAATAATCAGTCTCATGGATGGTCCCACATATGAAAACACCTTTCCGGGCTGGGAGGTAGTGAATTTACAAGGACAAAGCTGGGAACAAATTGGGCCTTTTCTAACACTCAAACACAAAAATCACGGCAAATGGTGGATCCCGGGGTTTGAATACGATCAAGATGTAGTCAACGTAGTAGAAACATGGTTGAGTCACTGGACTGGTTATGTTGAAGAAACAGTGTTTGATGTCAACATGTTGATTGTGGACCCAAAAAATGTCATAGTGTTTAATCACAACGACAAAGTATTCAAAGCATTTGCTCGATATGGCATAACACCGCACGTGGTGCCATTTAGACACAGGTATTTTTGGGATGGAGGTATACACTGCATCACTACTGATCTAGATCGACAAGGTACACAACAAGACTATTTTCCCGAAAGAAATCATGTTTGATGAAATTTTTGAATTTGAACAGGACCTAGCTCGCTTTACCGGCGCACCCTATGCAGTCATGACTGATTGTTGCACACATGCCATTGAGCTGTGCCTGCGCTATGATAATATTCGGCAGTGCAGTTTTACTCCATTTACCTATGTCAGTGTGCCCATGACTATGGTCAAACTGGGCATTGATTTTGATTACTTTCCTGATCACTTGCCACATCGGCAGCAGTGGGTAGGCGAGTACAAGTTTGAAGCCACTCGTATCTGGGACAGTGCTCGCAGACTAGAACCCAACATGTATCGGCCTGGACAGATGCAATGTTTAAGTTTTGGTTTCAGCAAACCCATTGACATCAATCGTGGCGGTGCTATACTATTGGATGACCGAGAAGCCTGGCAGAAGCTGAGTCAAATGCGCAGTGACGGAAGAGATCTACGAATCTCACCTTGGGAGAAACAAACAGTCATGGAACTGGGTTTTCACTATCGCCCCACCATAGAAGAAGCTCGTCGTGCACAAGCAGCCCTGGATCTCTATCAACAAAATCCACAGCCACCACGAGCAGTGAATTACCCAGACTGTCGTAATATTTTTATTAAATCTTGACGCGGCTGTCTAAATACTGTATAATTGAATCATGGACATCCTCGTCCCAAACTCGGAGAACAACTTGACCAAAGAATTTATACCAGACCCCGTAATCAACGGTTCCGATAATCGAAAGTTTGTCAAAGACGAATATACACCGTTGGGCAAAGAAGTGTATGTAAAAGCCGGAGACGATATGAGCGACAAAGGCTACGAAGAAGCATATCTTTCAGATGTAATCCGTGCTAGAATGAAACGAGATAGTAAAAGATTCTGGGCTGGCGATAACATCTCAGATTACTTACACGAAACAGACAAAGAACATTTGATAAACGAAGCTACAGAAGCATTTGAACTGGTGCTTGATCGTTTGCTGATTGATCGAGACTCAGATCCCAACAGTCATGGCACAGCTCGACGACTGGCCAAGATGTACTTTAACGAAATCATGGCAGGTAGGTATGAACCCAGACCCGATGCAACATCATTCCCCAACAACTCGCAGGACCGTTACGAAGGTATGCTGGTGGTTCGTAGCGAGTTGCGCAGCATGTGCAGTCATCATCACCAACCCGTGGCTGGTGTTGCTTATATTGGCATTATTGCCGCTCAGCACCTCATCGGTCTTTCAAAATATACACGCATCGCACAGTGGTGTGCGCGACGAGGCACCCTCCAGGAGGAGCTTTGTAACGACATTGCTCGAGAAATTGAGAGGGCCACAGGGGCCACGGACCTAGGTGTGTATATTCAGGCCACACATGGTTGCTGTGAAAATCGCGGCATCATGGCACACAGCAGTCTTACACAGACCACAGTGCTTCGGGGTGCATTCCGCACAGATCCTGCTGTGAAAAAAGAGTTTTTTGACAACATCAAGCTTCAGCAAGACTGGGCACCACGCTAACAAGGAGATACTATGTACGCAGATACTTTGGGAACTTACCGCTCGGCTTCGGCTCTAAATCAGGCCATGAGCCGAGTATACGGTCACATGATGTTGGCCGTGATCACCAGCATGCTGGTAGCTGGTTTGGTCAGCGGCAGCGCCGCGCTGATGGCATTCTTTTTCACTGGCTTCATGAAGTGGGTCACTATCTTTGCACCTTTGGTGGCAGTGTTTGGTGTCACCATTGCACTCAATGCAAGGCCGCCCTTGGCCATGGCCACTGCACTGTTACATGGCTTTGCAGCCATCATGGGCTTGAGCTTTGCCAGTATTTTTGTGGTGTTCAACCTAGGCAGTGTGATCAGTGCTTTCATGGGCGCCGCAGTGTTGTTTGCTGTGATGAGTGGTTATGGTTACTTTACCAAACAGAATCTTGACACTGTGGGCCGATATGCTTTTGTGGCCTTGATTGCCATTGTTGTGGTCAGCATCATCAACTTGTTTTTGGGCAGTTCAGTACTGCAAATGATTGTCAGTGCCATTGCTATCTTGGTGTTTTTGGCACTCACGGCCTATGACACTCAACAAATTCGTGAGAGCTTGAGTTCAGACTCGGCTGGACACACAGAAGAAATCTGCGGTGCACTGAGCTTGTATTTGGATTTTATCAACATCTTCCTGAGTCTTCTGCAATTGTTTGGTGAACGCAAGGAATAAACATGACTGATCTTGATCAAGCACACCACAGTGGTGTAGCACCCTGGGATCTCAAAGTTGAAAGACTCAGTGACTATCATGTTGCAGTGTTTGAGGATCGATTTCCAGTAACTCGTGGACATTTGTTGTTTGTTCCTGAATACAACAACGATGATATCATTGCAGAATGTTTTGAGGCTGCCTTGCGCGAGGGTCGCAGACTGGTCACAGCTGGCGAATGCACTGCATTCAACATTGGTATCAACATGGGCTATGACGCTGGTCAAACTGTGATGTATCCACATGTGCACCTCATACCCAGACGTTCTGGAGACACAGCCAATCCTGTAGGCGGTGTACGTGGAGTGATCTTTGGGCAGGCCAATTATCGCTCAGGCGGCTACGAACTGCCTAAATAATCTCACAGCGGCCTGTCCGGCAATCACCCCGCTATACAAATTCTGCTTGCCTATGCTATACTAACATAGGAGGACGTTATGGCAAAATTTTTATCTACCAAGACTTACGGCAATGACCGTGGACTCAGCTGCTGCTTCCGTCAATGGCGCAGTCGACACAGTCATTGCAGTCTGTTGCACGGCTACTCAATTGGTATCCGACTGGTGTTTGAAAGCGATACCTTAGATGACCGCAACTGGGTCATGGACTTTGGTGGCCTCAAGGCCTTCAAGGAGTGGAGCGAATACATGTTTGATCACACCTTGCTCGTTACTCGAGATGACCCACATTATCAAATGTTTGTGAGCATGAGTGACCTGGGCCTGCAGGATCGCGGCGGCGTTTGTGACCTGCGCACTGTGGATGCTGTGGGTTGTGAAAAGTTTGCTGAGTTGGCCTATCAAGAAATGAACAAAATTTTGGAAAAGTTCAAGGCTGACGAACGCTATGAGTTCTACGATAGCCGCGTCAAAGAAAAACGTGGTTTCAGTGCACGTTATCCAGTGGGCGAATCAGTGCGCCTGCGCAGCGTAGAAGTATTTGAGCACAGCGGTAACTCGGCTACTTACGAAGGATGATGCATGAACACTCAGTTTGATATTGCCATATTGTTGGCCACCCGTGGCCGTCAAGAGCCCTTGATGCGCAGTCTACAAAGTTTGGTGGATCTAGCCGACAATGCCAAACGCATTCAATTCATGCTGGCATTTGATCGCGACGACGCTGTGGGACTTGACTATTTTGTGAGCACTGTACAACCTTGGATGGACCAACAAGGTTTGCGATATCATGCTGAGGTGTTTGAGCCCATGGGCTACATTAACCTGCACAAATACAACAATGCCATGGCTGCCAAAACTGCCAGTGACTGGCTGGTGATCTGGAACGACGATGCTGTGATGGAGACCCAAGGCTGGGACACAGTTATTGCCAGTTACACTGGGCAGTTCCAGCTGTTGGCATTTCATACGCATCGTGATCACCCCTACTCAATTTTTCCCATAGTGCCTCGAGCATGGTTTGATCTATTGGGCTACATTTCTCCGCACCCCACGCAAGACGGTTGGGTCAGCCAGCAGGCATACATGTTGGATATCTGGCAACGTATCCCAGTCAACGTGTTGCATGATCGTTATGATCTCACTGGCAACAATGCAGACGAAACATTTAGAAACCGTCCCATGCTAGAAGGCAAGCCCACAGACCCCAGAGATTTTCACAGCCAACAAATGATCGAGTTGCGGCACCAGGACTGTGGCAAGCTGGCTGCATACATGGTCAGTCAAGGACTCAGCATTGAATTTTTTGAAAATATCTTTCGTGGTATGCAGAATCCTTGGGAAAAATTGGCTCAAAACGATGTAAACGGACAAATGGTTCAGTTTCGAAACCCACATGCGCACTTTGCGGCGAGTAAATAACTGATGACATACAAAATTGCCTGGGTGCAGCCAAATTTCCAACAAGGCCCCAAAGAATTCAACGCTCACTATCTGCCCTACTCAGCTGGTGTAATCTGGAGCTATGCTCGCACCGATGACTGGGTACGTGACAACTTTGAGCTCACTGACATGGTATGGCGGCGCGATGCTGTGGAGCCTTTGGCTCAACAACTCAGTGTCAACAACGTGGTGGCTTTCAGCACCTATGTGTGGAACCATCAGTACAACTACACCTTGGCTCGCAGAGTCAAAGAGCTCAACCCTGACTGCTTGATTGTGTTTGGTGGACCTGAGCCTGCCATCACTGATCCTGATTTGTTTCGCAAAGAACCCTACATGGATCTAGTGATTTGCTTCGAGGGTGAGATTACATTTCGCGAATTGTTGCGTAACTTTGAACGACGAAACTGGGAAAACATTCCGGGTCTGTTGATCAATTGTTCAGGCGAAGCTGTAAAAACCCCCGACGCTCGACGCATTGAAACCTTGGAGGAAGTGCCCAGTCCCTATCTCACAGGTGTGTTTGATGACATCATGGCACGTAATCCTGATGTAGAATGGAACGGCACACTGGAAACCAATCGTGGCTGCCCGTTTGCTTGTACGTTTTGTGACTGGGGATCGTTGACCTACAACAAGGTCAAACACTTTGGTCTGGAACGAGTGTTTGAAGAGCTGGAGTGGATGGCCAAGCATCGCTGCGGTTTTATTTCCATCACTGACGCCAACTTTGGCATGTTCCCCGAGCGTGACAACATGATTGCTGACAAGATCATTGAAGTTCAAGAGCGTTATGGTTATCCCAAAACATTCAGTGTGGCCTGGGCCAAGAACCAAAAGCGCGAAGTAGTGGACATTGTAAAGAAGCTGTTGGACGCACCAGGCTTTAATCAAGGCCTGACCTTGAGTGTGCAGAGTCTGGATGTGGACGTTCTTGAAAACATTCGTCGCAAAAACATGGAAATGAACAAGCTAGAGGAAGTGTTTGAACTTTGTGAGCAGCGCAACATTCCCACTTACACCGAACTGATTCTAGGCTTGCCAGGGGAGACCTTGCAAGGCTGGAAAGACAACTTCTGGCGACTGTTCCGCATGGGCAATCATACTGGGCTCACGGTGTTCCAGGCCCAGATGCTGGAAAATGCCGAGATGAATCTGTTGCAAAAGAAGATGTTCCGCATCACAGCCACCAGAGTCACAGACTACTTCTCGGGCAGCTACTCAAACGAACACATTGAAGAAGGCATTGACATTGTGACCAGTACTCGGGACTTACCACCTGAGACCATGTTGGATGCTGAAGTGTTTTCATGGTACATCAACACATTCCACATCAATGGTGTAAGCACATTGCTGAGTCGACTGGTGTACAAGTATCTGGGCATTGACTACAGCAACTTTTATGAAGACCTGTTTGAATTTCTCAAACAAGACTCTTGGTTTGCACGTGAGATGCAAGAGGTGCGTCAATACTATGCCAACTGGATGAGTGACGGACGTATACGTCATCCCAATATTGGTGGCATTGAGATCCACGGCTGGAACCTCATACACCGTAGCATTCTCAACATGCACGTGGACAACCAGTACGACAACATTTTTGCGTTGCTGGCCCAGTTCATGGCTCGTTATGACTTGCCGCAGGATCTACTGGATGATGCTATGCAGTTCCAACGTAGGTATCTCATTGCCTACAACGATCGACATCAGTATCCCATGCAACTAGAACTGAACCACAATCTTTGGGATTACCTTACTTTTGATCGACCGTTAGAACAGGGTCGTTGTGTGTATAACTTGGACTTCCCCGAGGACAAGAACATGAGCTTCCCGCGCTTTCTCGAACTGTTTTATTTTGCCCGACGACGCAACTTTGGCAAAGCCATGGTAGAATTGGTAGATGGCAACACTAACGGAGCCCGACGTGGCGAGGCTGCATCGCGAGCATCTGGACAAACCACTGTTGCATTAACCACCATACCGGTAGTACAATAAAGCTATGAAAATCAAAGTCAGTGAAATATTTTATTCTGCGCAAGGCGAAGGACGCTTTATTGGTGTTCCTAGTGTTTTCCTTAGAACGTTCGGATGCAATTTTACTTGCGCGGGCTTTGGCTGCGCTCCCGGATCAGTATCTACAGAAGCCGATGAGGTGGCAAAGAACATTCATCTTTACAAAGACTTCAACAGCTTGCCTCTGGTCAATACCGGCTGCGACAGTTATGCTAGCTGGCACCCGGCATTTAAAGAACTCAGTCCCAATCTAGACACTGTTGACTTGGTAGATCGCATGTTGGCGTTGACCCCCAATCAACACTGGGTACAACACAACGGCAACGATGTACATCTTGTGATCACAGGCGGTGAGCCTTTGTTGGGTTGGCAGCGAGCATACGAAGAACTGCTGAATCATGACGCCATGCGTGATCTACAAAATTTAACTTTTGAAACCAATGGCACTCAAACACTGCAACCCAAATTCAGACAGTTCTTGTTGAACTGGAGTTTGAACAGTACCAAAAACTCACGCAGTGTGGCACGTGGCTCCAACAACTTGACATTCAGTGTCAGTCCCAAATTGTCAGCATCAGGTGAAAACTGGAGTGATGCTATTTGTCCCAACGTCATTGCTGACTATCAAGAAATTGGCACAGTGTATCTCAAGTTTGTGCTAGACAGTGAACAGCATTTTGACGAAGTAGATCAGGCTGTGAGTGAGTTTCGCAGTCAAGGTTTCCGTGGGGTAGTATATGTGATGCCACAGGGCGGCGTAGTCACACCCTATGCTGAAAATCGTGTGCGTGTGGCCGACTGGGCATTAACCCGTGGCTACAACTACAGTCCCAGACTGCATGTGGATCTCTGGGGCAATGGTTGGGGCAAATGACCCCGGACGTGATGTTAGGAGCGTTAGATATGTTTGATAAACTCAAAGGTTGGTTTGGCAAAAATGCTCAGGTAAATCCTCCGCCTGCTCAATCAAGACCTGAGCCCCCACCAAGCCCTCCCAAAAAGAAGGAATCTGTCAAAACAGAAAAAGAGTTGGCCACAGAACGCGGGGAACCATGGATACAAGTTTTGCGCATTGATGTAGATCCTGAAAATCTACATCAGGGTGCGTTTGAACTGGACTGGAACGAGATCTTTGTGGCCCGCTTGGTCAAAGCTGGTTACATGATCAAACGTGAAGACACTGATGCTGAAATAGTGGATCGCTGGTTTCAAAATGTATGCAGACACGTTGTGATGGAGACTTGGGAACAAGAGCAGGCCATCAAACAATCCGGTATCTACGTACAGAGCAGAGATATAGGTGGAGGTCGGAGTGCAGTATCATGAGCATGCACTCACGCGAGCAAGCACAAGAATTTCTACGACAACTGGGACTGTTACGTCGGCGGCGGGTGCTAGAAGGCACTGAACGTGATCAAACCATGACCATGTTGCGACTGATTGGTCCAGGTGAACAATCAAACAATCAACGTTTTTTCAGTGAGACTTGGCAAGTGGGTCATATCATGTACTGTCATACCACAGGTCAAGACATTGACGAATTGGAAGAAATAATTGACGATGATCTTTAATCATATCAAACAACTCAAATCAGAAGGCAAAAGGATTGGCATCACTTTTTCAACCTTTGACATGCTGCATGCAGGACACATTGCCATGCTGAGTGAAGCCAAGAACCACTGTGATTACCTCATTGCTGGCTTGCAAACAGATCCCACAATTGATAGGCCCGACACTAAGAATCGCCCTGTGCAAAGCATTGTTGAGCGACAAATACAGCTGGCCGCATGTCGTTATGTTGATGAAGTTGTTGTTTATCAAACTGAACAAGATCTACGAGACCTGTTGTTGATTCTGCCAGTAGACGTGCGTATACTAGGTGTAGAGTACGAAGGCAAGAATTTCAGTGGCGACGAAGAATGTTGGAAACGCAATATTGAGATTGTGTTTAACGGGCGTGACCACTCATTCTCATCCAGCAGCCTTCGCAAACGTGTGGTAGCTGCTGAAACAGAAAAAGTTTTATTGCAAAAATGATTTTGTACGTCAACGGCGACAGTCACAGTGTGGGCCATGGTACCGCATATCATGCCGGCATGTGTTTTGATGACACTAAGACCAAACATCTGGGAGAGGCACCACATCCAGAAAACTTTCCACACAGCTATGGCGCATTATTGGCCAACCAACTTGACACTAATCTGGTGTGTCAAGCCCTGAGTGGCGGCAGCTTGGATCGAGCCATCCGCACCACCAAAACTTTTGTGTATCAATCTCAAGGACCAGTTTTTGTGTTGTTGGGTGTGCCTAGCTGGGAACGCACAGAAAAGTTCTACCACTATTCATGGTGGCCCATTAATTTTACTGGTCACGAACCCTTGCCGCCTGGACTGCATGCGTGGTACAAAAATTGGATCCTAGAATGGCAACGTGGCAGCATGCGGTACTATCATGATCAACCAGGTTTGCATCAACAACTGATTGATTTTCATGAGTGGTTAAACCAACACAGCATCAAACATTTGTTTTTCAACACTGCACAGAGTTTTGTGACAGATGGTAGATTTGAACCATACGACTGGCAGGGGTGTTTCCTAACTCCGTATGGTGATCATACCACGCCCACTCACTATTTGAACTGGTGCCTTGACCAAGGGTTCCAGGACGACGAATACGGGCATTTTGGTAAAGATGCACATCGGGCCTGGGCCCAGCATCTGCTACCGCATATTCAGGCACTACTATGATCTTGTATGTCAACGGCGACAGTCATGCTGCTGCGGCCGAAGTTGTAAACGCCCATTCCTGGGCCTGTGATGACGGAGCATTATGGCAATGTGGACGAGAGCCACATCCCGACAATGCGCGAGCCAGTTTTGGGTGCGAACTGGCCAATCATTTATGGGCAGTGTTGGAGTTGCAAGCACAAGCCGGTTGCAGCAATGCTCGAATCATGAGAACCACACGACAGTGGATTGATCAAAACCCTGATCTTATTGGTCAATGTTTCATGGTGATTCAATGGACTACTTGGGAACGAGAAGAGTGGTGGCACGATGGCAAGGACTATCAAGTCAATGCGTCGGGCATTGACACCGTGCCTCCCGAACTTCAGGATCGCTATCGCCAGTTTGTAATTGATGTAGATTGGGAAAGTGCCCGTGCTCAAGCACATCAAGACATCTGGGAATTTCATTGCGAGCTTGATCGTTTGGGTGTCCGACATGTGATGTTCAATGGCAACAACCATTTTGAAGGAATTGAGCACAAACTGGATTGGGGCACCAGTTATATTGCACCCTATGACTCAACCAAAACTTATGATTCAGTATTACGACAACAAGGTTTTGGTACAGTAAATCCACAAAGTTGGCATTTTGGGCCCAAAGCCCATTGCTTTTGGGCAGAATATCTGCTACAATACATCAAGAGCAACCAACTACTGTGACCACATGAAATACCTTATAATTGACACTGCCAACATGTTTTTTCGTGCCCGGCATTCAGCACATCGTGCTTCGGACACATGGACCAAGTTGGGGTTTGCACTGCATGTCACGCTGATGGCTGCCAACAAAGTGGCCCGTAAATTTGAGCCTGACCATGTCATATTTGCACTGGAAGGTCGTTCGTGGCGCAAAGATCACTACCGTCCCTACAAGGCCAATCGTGCCGTGGCACGTGATGCCATGACAGAAACCGAAGCAGAAGAGGACAAACTGTTTTGGGAAACTTATGACCAGTTGTGTCAGTATCTTGGCACCCGTACCAATTGCAGTGTGATTCGCTGTGCCACTGCCGAAGCTGATGACATCATTGCTCGCTGGATTGCCTTGCATCCACAGGATCAGCACACCATTGTCAGCAGTGACTCAGACTTTGTGCAACTGGTTGCGCCCAATGTTTGCCTCTACAATGGCATCAACGATCACTTGTTCACTGTCAGCGGGGTGGAGGATGACAAAGGTCGATCATTGAAATTCACAGTCAAAAGTGACAGCAAGATCAAAGTTGAGAAACATGATCCTGACTTTGTTGCCCCTGTGGATTATCATCGTTGGGCATTGTTCTTGAAGTGTGTGCGTGGTGATCCCGGCGACAATGTGTTTTCGGCCTACCCTGGTGCACCTATCAAAGGCAGCAAGAATCGCGTGGGTTTGACCGAAGCGTTCGAAGATCGTGGCCGTCGTGGCTATGCTTGGAACAATCTCATGCTTCAGCGTTGGACTGACCACAACAATCAAGAACACAAGGTCTTGGACGACTACGACCGCAACCGTGTGTTGATTGATCTTACTGCACAGCCTGACACAGTCAAACAGGTTGTAGATGAATGCATACGCCAACAGATCAGTCACCGTGACATAGGTCAAGTAGGCGTGCACTTCATGAAATTCTGCGGCAAATACGAACTCAACAAACTCAGCGAGCATGCTGAAACTCTGAGTCGTTGGATGAACAAAACCTATCAAGGAGCACTGAATGATATTGGCCAAGCCCATAGTAGCCAACCGCTACTGGATACTCAAGAAGGATGACGAAAAAATTGGTGAAGTAGAAGCCAGTGACTCAGGAGTCACGGTGAAAATCCACAACCAAGTACACCAGTACAAGACCATACGCATGGCCGGACGCGATGGCAACATTGAGTTCGAAACAGTACCTCGTGCTCGTGCACGAATCACAAACGAAGTATATGGTTATGCAGTGTCAGGTCGTGTGTACAACCCTGTGTGGGATGTCAAGCATCGATTGCCGCTGTACACACGAGACAACAAGAGCAAATCTTGGTACGCTGCCGGCTGGTACAGTATCCAGCAACACCGAAGCTGGCGTGTTACACGCAACCCCAAGTTGATTATGCTACAGCGTTACAAATACCAAGGACCTTTCCATACCGAGGAGCAAGCACGTGAATCCATTTCGTGATCAAGAAAAATTTATGCGGGCCTGTGATCAAAGCACAGACCATTTCAACGGCACACAGTTTGACATGTACTGTGCTTTGATTGATGAAGAAGTGGGCGAACTGCACACTGCTTTAGAAACCTTGGATGTAGAGAACGACGTCAATATTCTTGACGCCTTGATTGATATCTTGGTAGTGACCACTGGTGCTATACACAGCATGGGCGCCGATGCTGAAGGCGCTTGGAAGGAAGTCATGCGTACTAACTTTGCCAAGATTGACCGAGAAACTGGCAAAGTTCGCAAGCGCGAAGATGGCAAAGTATTGAAGCCACAAGGATGGACGCCGCCCGATCTCAAACCATTTGTGCGCAAGTCATGAGTTTGCATATCAACAGATTTGTGGATGCCATCAAGGCTGTGGAAGCACGTGGCGGGCGAGACTTGACCATGAGCCTGCGCGATGCCAAGGACTTGCACAGTGACATCACCAAATTGTTACTGAGTCTAGAACGCATGCGAGAAGCCTTGGTTCGCCCGCAAAGCACTGGCCAACAGGACGTCACAGTGGTAGAATGGAGCGGAGGCAACTTCAAAAACTCCTAGTTTATGACATAAATAAAACTAGGAGATAATGATGAGTAGACCCAAGCCACAGGTACTGATTGAAAATACCAACAAGCAGACTTACAAAACCGAGCAAGTTCTGGCCAGCGAGGGTGTATGGGCAGTGTTCTACGACAGCAAGCCCATCAATCTCAAGACCAGCAATTTGTTGACTCAATACCCCGGTCCCAAGTACAAAAAGGTCAGTTTTTCAAATCCCGGGCATGCTAGAAACCTAGCCCGCAAACTCAACACACAGTTCAAGACTGATCGTTTCACTGTGGTATTGCTGACCCAGGGCAGCACCATTTATCCATGATTAGAATTTACGCTCACAGAGACCCCAAAACTGGCAACTGGCTCAGTCCCAACGAACATGCTGGCTTATGGGCATGTCGCAAGAGTGTGGGGTGGCAAACTCATCAGTTTGTGCCACAACTGCAAGCACTGCGTGACAGCGATCGCTGGTTTGAATTTCGAGAATACGATCAAGGTGCCAAGGGCCGCGGCATATATCTTGTGTTTTGCGGCAACAAAGACGACTTGCAGGAATGTACAGGGCTGGCAGCACTCAGCACCGAAGTGCGCAATCGCATCAATGCTGGGGATCTAGATCTCTTGGTGGTGTTTACACACGAAGGGTTTGACGACTGGACTCTCAAAGAGTGGCAGAACTATTTTTGTACCCATTTAGGACAAATTGGCCTCACACGAGCCAATTCGGTCAAGGTATTGCTGGGTGTCAACAGCTTAGAAATGAGCAATCATCGTGACTGGCGAGTGCAGTGGATCTATTATCCCTTTATTGAAGCTTTGACGCAAACGCAGGCCTTGCGAGTGTTTCGCGATCAAGAGCTGCCTGGCACAGATTTTACTGGGCGTCGTCACCGATTCCTTAGTCTGGGCGGTGTGATGCGAGTGCACAGACTGATCATGACCATGTATCTAGAATACCTTGGCATTACTGAACATGCCTACATCAGCATGCAGCCCACTCATTTGCCCTGGGATCACTACGTAGAAAAAAACAACAACATGCACTATGGCATTGCCTGCAATGCTGAGTTCAAAAAGTTTCTAGACACCAACAAAATCCCCAGTGGTAGCTATGCCAACAGCAATGATCGTCATCGTGACAGCCATGTGTCAGGTTGGTTCAACACTGATGCCTACTATCGCGAAGGCTGTGTGGACCTTGTGCAAGAAACACACTATGCCATGTGGAACTGTACTTTTCTCACTGAAAAGACCTATCGTCCCATGGTGTATGGATTGCCGTTCATGATCAATGGCTGCCGCAGTAGCCTTGACACTTTGCGTAGAGAAGGTTACCAAACGTTCCCTGAGCTCTGGGACGAAGGTTATCAGGATCTCATGGCCGGTATCAATCCCATAATGCACATTGGTGATCAGCTCAAAAAGTTTGTTGAGCGAGATGACTTCTATGAAGTACTCAACAGTGCGCCTATACAAGAAAAACTACGTCACAACCAACAGTTGTTCTTTGCCAGAAATCACGCTCAACTGCTACACGATGCCTTGTCACAATGACACGCTTGGATTTTGCCAATCAAGTCTTGAGCCTTTTGCCAGCAGACTTGAACTGGACCTTGGAACGAGCACAGCACGATTGGTGGGTAGACAGTCGATCACACAGTGGGTTGAGGCTCACACGCGAAGCACGTGACTTGGCCAAGAGCGTGGGACTGGATAGTTGGCGTTTTGCGATCGAAGGCAACACACCATTCTTGCCTCGCACCATGCTCACTCTCAACAGCCATCTTGAATGCGCCTACTGGCTGGAACTCAAACGGCCTCCTGCCATTGAACTGTTTGGTTCACGCGAAGCTGTGATGTTTGGGCTCTATCGTGATATCAATCAGTTTGTGCGAGCCCTAGGTCGCGAGCCAGGCGCTCGCAATCACGAATAAATCGTAGTTCCATGATTGTGGGCCAGTCTTCCAGCAAGTGTTCTCGATTGGCTCGAATGCGTTCACGGTAAGGCTCAAGGTCACGTTGGCCCACAATGAGATCTTGATTCAGTGTCACAGCCTGCTCCACTCTCACTTCATTGGGCATGTAATCATACGTGGTGTTGACTAAATCATCAAACATATCAAAACCCAGTTCACGGCAGTGTTGTACAATGCCCGCATGCCCAATCACAATGGGTATCTGTCCCGCAGCAAACGCCATCAGTGTCTTTTCACTCACAATGCCTGGTGCAGTGTTGTATTCAGTTTCGGTCACAATGTTCACAGCCGTGGTACCATACAACCAATTCAGGGCAACAAAGTTGTCATCGTTTTCAGTGCCGCGGTAGCAACTATAATCCCACTTGGGCAGCGGATGTTCAGAGCCATAGGTCACAATGCCGTTGGGCAGATCACGCAATGCCCAATAAGCACGTTGTCGATGTCGACAAGTACGTCCATTGAGGCACTGCCAAGCGCGAGTGCGAGTGTGCTGCATGGCCGGTAACCATTCTGCAGATCTTGCGCTCAGCGCCTGACAGATATCGTAGTTGTGATTGCTGAACTCAATGAGATTGACTGGTCCTGAATACACTTGATCCAGCCCGTGATTCCAGTAAGTCACAACCACACGATTGCTGTTGGCTCCGTATTTGGCTTCAACTTTTTCAAGTTCAAGCACACGCCCATCCCGTATGTTCACAAAATCTTGAAAATGCAACAGCAACAATGTTTTGGGGCCAAACTCAATGTCGGGCAGCTTGAGTGGCCATCCTGATTCAGGATCCACAGGCACATCGTAGCAATTGTACACACAGTGAAGATCATCAAATCCCACACGACCCAATTGTTCATTGAAGAAAACGCTGTATTGCATGCGGGTACTTATAAATATTTTTATGGAATACTGGAAAAATCCAACTGTTGAAATTGCTTGGCCTTCAGAAATTGATGTGTTTGCAGAGCACAGCAAAACACACTGTCTTTTTTACAATCCTGCAGCTCGAGTAGACAGTTTGATAACCACTCAAAAATTGTCTGACCTATGTCGTTGGGCCCAGGAGTGGCTCACACAAGATGGCCTTGACGGTTTAATTGCTGAACCACGATGTCATTATGATGTTGCCAACTTGGTCAAAATCAATATATGGCTGCACGATATCCGGCAACAGGGCAACGTGAAACCATGGTTGTTGCAAGATCAAGGTGACGGTACTTTGCAGGCTGGAAATGGTGACACTAGATTAAAATGCCTAGAGCGCATTCCTGAAATTACCACAGTGCATGCATTTGTAAGCACTCGTCGTGAACGGGCCAGTTTTTATGCTGATCTAGAACCAGTGACAACTTTTAATCAATTTGCCGGCCTGTGTGGGGCTGAGTATGTTGGACAACCGTTCTTGATTAGATTCACTGATGAATCTGCACCGTACGGAATTGATTGGTATGAATACGCCAGTACACGAACACGAGCAGTGACCCCAAATCAAGATCAAGCTGTTGACATGTTTGTGCAATACATGCGTGCCAATCCCAACACCGAGATCACACCCGAATGGTTTGATTGTAAGATTGATTGGAACCGCTATGGATCCAATCAATGACTTGAGCCTGTGTAGTTATAAAAAGTTGTCTTGGCAATTTGTTTCCAAGTTTGATGACGATCACCTTGATCAACTACTGTTACTGACATCCATGGCAAGCCATCGTTGGCGTGACCAGTAAAACCTTGTTTGGCAAACAACAACTCTGGCGGCCAGTGCTGTAAAAATTCTTCTCGCAACAGTGGTTTGTTCTGTCTAAGACTCCAGGGCAAATTCAGTGCAAACTGCATGACGTCGCGATGCATGAATGGGTTGCGAGACTCGCGACCCCAGGCTCCACTGAGTCTGTGCTGGCCCGGACTGTCACAGCCCACAATCTGATACCAGTAATCCATGAGCAGTGTGGCTGGTTTGGGATCATCATGATACGCTGCCATACAACGTGGCCAGAGTCCAGCTGAGTCGTGCTGGCTGTAGGGGCTAGCACTGCCATCAGCGGTGAATTCTAGATCACGGTAAGCAGTGTATCCGCCAAACAGTTCGTCTGCGGCCAGACCAGTAAAAATTACCGGTGCTGATGCATGCTGGGCCACCAACCACTTGCCCACAAAACTCCAACTCTGAGCTGGCATTCTACTGTGTTCAATCAGTTCACGATAGGATCGGGCAAATCCCTCAGGATCGCAATCAACCACTGTGAGGCGTTCAAGCTGCTGCGCAGTGAGAAAATCTTGCACACGGTCTACAATGGGATCTTTGCCCAGCATGTTGGTGGCCACAAGACTGGCATCAGGCATCTGACTCAAGATTATGCTGCTGTCTACCCCACCTGAATAGCTGATGGCTGCTGCACATTGAGGTTGCATTTCACGCATCACCCGCGGCCATAGCCACTGCCAGTGTTCACGGGCCTCACGCTCAGTGATGTTGGTGGGACAAATCCAACGCCAAATTGAGTCAATCTCACTCACCGCTTGGTGATTGTGATACAATTGACCCGGAGTCAGTCGTTCAATGTGTTGCCACGGGGTGTGCTCCAACAAGGTCCAGCCCTTGTTGGCATAGTCAATGTGTTGTGGCTCACAGTCAATCAGCGCCAAAATCACGGCTACTTCGCTGGCCACTATGGTCAGTCCTGGTTGTTGATAACGATAAAGGAAATGTTCGCCTTGTGGATCTGTGGCGTACCAAACATGGTCTGAAGTGGCTCTAATCCAGGCCCAAGGTCCTGTGAAGTGTTGAAATTGCCGGGGGTCTTCACGGGCAGCACGCCAAGCCACTTCGGTGTCAGTGCTGGCTGGTCCAAAACTGCGCCAATTGTAGATTTCGCCATTGAACACAAAGGCATCGTCTCGGGCACTGTAGTAAAATTCTGTGGTTCCAGTGATGTGCAACACTGATTGAGCCAACCAGTACTGACCTTGCTGATGTGTAACAGTGAAGTCAGGGCCGCGACGTTGCAGTATTTCTAGGGCTGCTTGCTGACGTTCGGGTGCAACCGGACCGTCAATCAACAATATGCCACACATTACCGGATGTGATCAATCACTTGTGGCAACCAAGCTGCAAACTCTGCGGGCCAACGTTGACTCATGTTTTCAAGCACTGCTTGATTGTTGCGAGCCGCAGTGAGACAACGATGTCGTAGTTCGGTGCGATCCATTTCGCTCAGGCGAGTAAATGTGTCTGCGCCTGAGAAGATCCACTCTACCAGCTTGTCACCATAGGCTGCGGTTTTATTTTCAGATATACTGTCATATCCATGGTTCACAATGTCACGCATGACATCAAATCCCAGACTTTCAAGATAGGCCACAGCGTGCTTGCCTGCATATAATTGCCATGGAGCCGGTGTTACCAGCGCACGGAATGTTTTTTCGCTTAGTGCAATGCTAGTGTCTGAACTGTAGGTTTCGGCCACCATGTTTACATAGGCCGACAGGTGTGCCTGTTCCATGTTCATATCATGATTACGGAATGGCATGTCGGGCAACAGTCGTTCAAATGTTTCTTGGTACACTTCTCGATACTGTGGTTCCAGGCCTTGATACACACGAGCAAAATTTTCACGCAGACCTTCAGGAATAGAGTTGTCGCCTTCCCATGACCAGCAGTTGAAGTTGATGAAATCCAAGGTATCTCTGTCAGGATATTTTTCACTGCGCAAGGCCATTTCCAACATCAACAACAGACGTTTGCTGTCAATGCGATTCACTGAGAAGTTAAATCTGCGAGTGGGGTTGTAGTCAACAGCCCGGGGTTGATAGTTGTAGATACCAAACCAAGAAGTAGGCAGTTGAATCACAGGATACAATGTAGGACTTGTGACAAAATTGTCGGTGATCACAGTGGTGTTGCGATCGAACCTATAGGCCACAGGCGTGTCATAATCTGTAGTGGTAGAGATGTAGTCGTCCACCAAGCACACCACCACGGTTTTGTCGCCGCGACGCCAGGTCTTGTGTCCATCTTTCACAGGCTCGTAGCCCAATTTCATCAGCATGCTGTGCAAAAAGTTCATGAGATTGTTTTCGTGCCAAATGCATTGACTGGCGTCAAATACTTCTGATGTGTAGATTTCGTGGTAGAGGTCTTGGGTCATGCTGTTACTTATAGCCCTGGAATCTGGTTGACCAAAAAACCCCGATGCGTTATAATTACAGTCTAATCACAAAGGAGCCTGCTATGTCTACATCAAACATTCGTGTTGCAAACCTTGCACGAGCAAAGATTATCTATAATAAAAACAAAGAAACTTACAAAATCGTTATTGCATTTAATGTATTTCCCCGAGAAAATGATCGTGGAGATATTGTATATCCATTTCCCACTCAAGCCAAATGCGATTTTGTTTCGGGAGATATTGCTTACGAAACCATCGAAAATGATAAACTGCGTATTATCGAACGTGCAAAACAACAACTACGTACCGATAATATTGAATTTGTTTAATATTATGCAATAATACCCTGAATGTTGCAAGAATACAACACTAAAAACCCCAGAAATCTGGGGTTTTTTGTTGATTTTGGTTGACCAGAATTGCAAGATCGGTTATAATACTAGTATGGAAATTAAAAAAGCCCCCCGCAAAAAACGTGCAGATCGCACTCACATCATTTACCAGATTGAGTCAGGCTCGGACTTCTACATTGGTGTCACTGCCAAGACTGAGTCAACTGTGCTCAAGAGTGTGAAGACTCGCATCAACAAGCACATCTATCGCTCGCGTACCGAAGACAAGAGCTGGGCACTGTACGAAGCAATTCGTGAGCGCGGCACTGGTGCTTTTCAGTTTCGTATCTTGGCTGTGGTGCGTGGCAAAACAGCGGCGCACACCATGGAACGTGCCATGATTCGTGAATGCCGTCCCAATCTCAACACTGACGTGCGAGTGGCTCAGGCTTGACCCGTTATTGGCTGTGTGTTAAAATAAACACAACTAGGAACAATCATGAGCACTGAATGCGAAATTGTACTCACTCCCCAGGGCGGGCGATATTACCGGGCTATGGCCTTTCACTGGGCTGTGGTCGCGGTGTGCATTGTGCCCGTGGTCGCGGCACTGCTTGTGGCTATCTTGAATCCGTTTTGGTTCCGATCCTCAATGTTTGATTGGGTGGAACGTGGAGTGAATCGCATCAGTCGCTGGCGCAACTATCGCAAATACGCCATTTATCTTGGCACTGATCCTGCCCTCTGGCATCAACTCAAAGGAGATCTGCAATGACCATGCCCGCTGGAAAGTACTACATTGGTGACCTGTGCTATGTCATGCATGACGCATGGGACGAATTCTGTCAGCTGACCATTGACGGTTATGCATGCAAGGACGGTGAGTTTGTTCTTGGGGACGGACGCCGTTTTGCAACTTTTGGCACGGCCTATGGCGACGGCACCTATCGTAGCAACATCGGCACTGAGCACTCAGTGGATGCTGGTTTGATTGGTTGCATCCGTGTGGAAGACATCCGCGACACACAGTACGACAACATTGAAGACTTGGGTGCCATTGTAGAATTTGATGCGCCGTTTGAAGTGTCGGAAGATCAAGGTCTCATTGTGTTTGGGCATGTTCAAATTGAAACTGCCAACGAAGAATACGATTGTTTTGACGAGGTAACCGAATGAACGAACGAATTCGTGAACTCTTGAAGCAGGCAACCAAAGAAGTCGATCCCCACGACCGAGTGTGGGTATTCTCCAAAGTCGATCAGGCAAAGTTCGCCGAGTTGATTGTGCGGGAATGTGTCGAACTGAACAAACAAGAGTTGGCATTCAATGCGTTCGAACGGTTGCTAAACCGATACAAAGAACATTTCGGAGTTGAAGAATGAACAAGCGTAAAATTACCACTCGGATTATATTTGATGGTGTTATAGATAATACCTTTACACAGATGCGACAAGTATACTCTGACGAAAAGGGTGAGTATGTAAATTGCAATCGCAATCGATATTACATTGAGAATGATAGTTTTGACATTGTTTATACTACAGGCAAAATGATTACTGGTAGCAATCTTATCAAAATGCTTTCAGGAGTTGAATTGTGACCAACGAACCAGCAGTAATTGGCTACACCTTGGAGCCCATACACGAAACACCGCGTGGATACATAACCACGCATGCATTCATTTTGTGTGCCAGTTGCGGCAGTGCCATTTCTGGTTCAGGCGGCCCCAGATACAATGCTGTGTGCCTAAAGTGTGTGGACAAGCTGGCGGTATTCAACAAGTTATCAAAATGACGTACATAGCCAATTACAACAACACAATTCGTTTGCCTTATGAACCAGGATTGTTGGAGTGGTTGCAGGAAAGATATCCACGTTCACGTTATAGGATTGTGACAGTATGAACCGATTCAGGCCCCAAGATATCAGCCGTCGTTACTTTATGAAGCAACGACTAAAGACTGGTCGTGCAGAAAACTACAACTGGCAAACTCGTGTCAAATGGCATCCAGTGGGTTGGAAACCCAACCAAGTCAGCATTGCTCGCAGATTTGCACAGTTACACTATCTTGCTTGTCATGCTCCTGTGCCGGTGCAACGGCGCTGGCATCCAGCATATAAAAATCTTTGCCGTCGTCTTTTTGCTGATCAAGGTCGTGCAAGTGTGCGCTATCTCAACAAGTATACTTGCCACGCTTGGCTATAAAATTCACAGATGTTTGCAGAAATCATATAATAAGTGTTTTACAAGAGGCCTATATGGAATACCTACCAGTACTGGAATTGATTGATCGACTGTGCATTGCACGAGTCAAACACCGCAGAACCAACGGTGCCAACAGTGTGGAACGTGACTGGTACGAACGCCAGTACGAACAACTGCAAAGGCTGGTGTCGTCGGTTGAGGAATTGGAACACAATGTGGCGGCCATGACTGCCATACACGAAGCTATCTGGGAACTGGAATGGCAGCTGAAATCCGGTGTAGAGGATCAGCTCAGCCTGGAAGAAATTGGTCGCAGAGCCATTCGAATCCGTGACTACAACAACAAACGCATTTCGTTCAAGAATTCAATTGCGGCCTTGGTAAACCGTGACCCAGTGCGTGAACTCAAAACTGACCATCTCAGCGATGGCACAGTTGACACTAAATAATTTTTCACGTACAATAGCGATATTGGGCCGTTAGCTCATGTTGGTTAGAGCAGCGGACTCATAATCCGTTGGTGCTGTGTTCGACTCACAGACGGCCCACCATATTTTAGAGAGTGCATCATGCAGATCACAGAAGATCAGTTTCGTTTTGAGTGGTTTTCGGGCACCGGTAAAGGTGGTCAGCATCGCAACAAGCATCAAAATTGTTGCCGCTGTATCCACGAACCCACTGGTATATCTGCCAACGGCACCAATAGTCGCAGTCGTGAAGACAACCGACGTGCGGCCTACACTGTGTGTCGCAGCCGTGTGCAAGCACACTTTCATCGCGATCGTGAGCGATTCTTGGCCGGTACTGAACGCATACGCACCTACCACGAAGCTGACAATCGTGTTACAGACCATGCGTCGGGGCTCATGGACAGCTGGTCCAACATCATGGTCAAAGGCAACTTAGATTCCATGATCACGGCTCGTGCACAGGCCACAAGATAAACCCAAACCGGCGTTGGTCTAATGGATAAGGCAACGGTCTTCTACACCGTACGATGTGGGTTCGATTCCTGCACGCCGGACCAAACAAAGCGAGTGTGGTGGAATGGTATACACAGCAGACTTAAAATCTGCCGCTTAATTGATTGAGGGTTCAAGTCCCTCCACTCGTACCACTAAGGAAACATCATGAACAAACCCTTAACTGTTGAATTTGCCCCGGGCGCTTTTGATCAATTTGAAGGCACCCAGGAAGAACTGGATGAGCTCATGCGTGAACTCACTACTATGTTTACTGAACTCACACCGGAAGAACTGGCTGCTCGTAGTCGCCCGCTCAGTGAGGCTGATTTTGATGAGTTGCCAGACTCGGTAAAACAGCAACTGGCCGCAGCCTTGGCCGACGAACCTAGCCCTGACCGGAATCTACAATGACCCCAGAACTGCAAGCTCAAACTCCAGCACAGGGTGTGCTACAAATCAAGGACTGGGGACAGAGTCAGATGTATCGTGCAGTGTGTGAGTGCGGCGACACTGACTGTGATCATGTGATCGACGTGGAAGCAGATGATCATTCGGTCACTGTTACCATCTACACAAGAACACGCACCAATTTTTGGAGTCGCACACGCTGGAGTCACTTGTGGCGTCTGCTGACTCAGGGCTACACCGATTACGAAACCACAATTATGTTGCAGGAACAATCTGCCTTGAACTATGCAGAAACACTGAAAAAGGCTGTGCAAGATGTCCAAAATTTCAAGAAGACCAATACGTAATGCTTTTCGCAAAGAGTGTTTGGCCAAACAACTCGAAGAAGGCGAGACCACTCAACAACATGCGGACGAAATGACTGACTTGTTCAAGAGCTGGGAAGAACAAAAACTAGAAATGGAAGAGACCTCGGACTGGCAGGAAAACAACATGGAATATGATCTGCGCACCACTGACTGGATCTTGGAAAAAGCAAGGTCTAGTGAACTGTATGCTCAGCACCTCTATGCAGCCTTGTGCAACAATGACTTTCAAAAAAATGATGTCATGCCTATTCTAAAAAACAAAACCTGGGGTTGCAGCTGGCGCTATGCTGGCGGCGTCATTGCCGACATGCGTGAGTCAGGCGACTACATGGACTGGTACTGCTCGGGCATACGGGGTGACAAATTGAGCGACTCAGAGTTTGCTGATTTGACCAAGGACCAAAAAGTTGCGTATCTTGAATCTCAGGCCTATGTTTCAGAAAGCGTGGTCACAGACGAAATTCGTGCGGACCTATTTCGTCTGGGCTGGCTGGTGGTTGACAGCGAGGAGTCAAGCCTGATATAATTGCACTAAATAAGTGCCAAGGAGGGGCAAGCCATGAAACAGCGCAAACTGGTTCAAAAGGTGTATCGAGCTTGCTTTGACCATGACGCCGAAAGATTAGCCCAACTCCGTAAGAAAGAGTTTGCTAAGATCCAAAAACGCCGGGCCGAAGGAAAGCCGTTCAATACCCGATGGACTTTGGTTAGGATTTAAAGGTTATTGCTGTATGAAGCCGAGAGAAAAGTGTTCTGGACGCGGGTTCGACTCCCGCCAGGTCCACCATAAGGAAGTTTGATGCAAGTATACGGATATTGGGATAAGAAAACTAGGTTCATATTTGGACCTGGCAACTTTGAAATGGATTCAGCCAAGAGTGATTTGACTCCGTTTTATACCCAACCTGTCTATGAAGGGCAAGAACCTTTTGCCTGTATCAAATCTGATGTAGGAATATTTCTACACTATCCACAATATATTGGACAGTATGATTTAGTTCCTGTGTATCAGGGTTAAGTTTTCTTATGATGGGCCTGTCATGGTTTCGACAGGGCAAAGAGTAACAGAGTGGACAGCACGTTAGATGACGAACGTTAATCGCATAAAACCTATAAACGCCAACGACGACGTTTACGCACTGGCTGCTTGAGCAGCCCGCTGAGGTAGGAATACCGAGAAACAGAAACTTCCAAATAGGCTCTTCGGAGCCTATTTTTTCAAACAGGGCTCACATGCTAGCTACCATAGCACTATTTTTGCATCAACCCAAATGCTCAGTACAGAGCGGCAACGGCATCATACAGGCCTTGAGTCCCTATTATCGATTCAAGATCTTTACCCGACAGGCTGTGGAAGACGACTTCTTTGACGATGTAGATGTAGTGGCCGTGCCTGGTGGCATAGGCGACAGCGAAAGCTATCGCTATGTCATGAGCGAACATGAATCGAGCATACAACAGTTTGTCAAACAGGGTGGCAGATATCTTGGCATCTGCATGGGCGCATACTGGGCCGATCAAGAATATCTTGGTCTCACCACCGGAGTCCGTGCTGTGCAGTACATCACGCGACCCAACACTGACACTCGCAGGCCACATCCCAAGAACATCGCAGTGACTTGGCAGGGCCAGGCCACCAACATGTATTTTTACGATGGCTGCGCTTTGGTGGGTGACGAAACCACGTTTGACGTGGTGGCTCGCTACAGCAACGGTGACCCCATGGCCATCATACAGAACGGTGTGGGCTTGATTGGCTGTCATCCCGAAAGCCAACAGTTCTGGTATCAAGAGCACTCATGGATGCGCCCGCACTACCACCAAGGTCAGCATGCCACTCTGTTGTTGAACTTTGTTGATCAACTGTGTGGACGAGATCGCTGACACAGTTTGCCAAAATGCATTGCGGCTGCTGGGCAAATCATGTATAAATATATTACTACTGATATATCATGCTAGTATAGGTCGTTAAACCAATATTATCCAGCCCCGACTTCTCCTGGACTGACCAGCCTGGATGCCGGGGCTTTCTCATGGCACGAATCAATTTGACAAATTCTCTGCGATCATGTAACATCACTGCTAAGTATGTCTAGCAACGCCGGCAGGGGCCGACGTCGGATCAGAATCGACGCTTGAGGTAGTGAAACCTCTTTACCAGCATGATATGCCTGTAACGCCGACCGTGAGGAAATTTCCAAGCTAGCTTACCTTTTTGGAGACTAACATGCGTTATTTCATCGCGGCCATGATCTGGTTGGCTGCTGTCTGTGCTCAAGCACAAACCATCACAGTACACATTCCTTACAGCAAGACCGGCAATGCACAAGCCACCACTCGACTGCTGTTGGACGGCCTGGAACAGCGGGGCTGGCGCTTTGACGAGCGTGTGACCAGCAATCCAGTGTTGAGCAAAGAAACATTTGCCAATGCCCGTGAGCCCATGTTGTTGCTGTGGGGCACTGATCTTGTGCCCACTCGCGCACATGCTGGCTATCGCCCAGTGCCTGCACCACAAGAACTGGTAACTGTGACTTACGTGATTCCACGCTACATCTGTGCTGCCAACAACAGCAATGTCAACCTCATTACCACTGAACAGTTTGTGAGTCGTGATCGTGTGTGGACCATTGGAGTCACTGTGGTACCAACCGAAGAACGTTACATACAAACCCTAAATCAGCACTTGGGCACACGTCACCGCATTGTGAAGTATACCAACAGTCGCGAACTCGAAGCCGCAGTGGCAGCTAGAGAAGTTGATGTGGTCATGACTTCCATTGGATTGAGACTGGAACAACAGAATCGAGCACGTTGCTTCTACAACACCAGCCAGTATCGTGTGGGCTCAACTCCCTTGATCACTGACCATCATCCTCACATGCTGCCTCGTAACTTTGCTGCTGTGAGTTATCTTGTGGCACGTGGCATGGATGCAGCCACCATGGCTCGCTTGCGTCAGGATACCTTGGCCGTACAGCGTGAGTACCAGCCCTATGTGGACTATCTCAAACGCAACTTCAATCCCGAAACACCCTTAGCATTGGATCAACAACTGCGTATCATTCAAGAACTTGATGGCAACACTCCATGAACCCTGAATGGTTGTTGTTGGCCGCTGCGCCCATGATTGGTGTTGTGATTGGTCTCATGCCAGCCCTGGGCGCACTGTTTGTGATGCTGATGCTGTATCCCATGCTGTTGCATGTGACCCCTTGGATCGTGGTGGTATTCTATGCCATGATCATTGCAGCACGTGATTTTTCAGGGTCAGTGGCGGCCTTGGGGTTTGGCATGCTGGGCGAAGTCAGTTCAGGTCCGGCACTGCGTGAACGTGCTGCCATTCTGGAACATGGTGGCAGTCGTCAGGCCTTGATTGACACCATGTGGGCCAGTCAAGTGGGTGTGATCACTAGCACAGCATTGCTTATCATGGCTGTGACCCTGGGCACTTCAACTGCGTGGTTGTTTCGCAGTGATGTGCAGGCTGTGTTCATGATGGTCACATTGCTGTTCTTGTTGGCCTGGGCCAATCAGGCCTGGTGGAAAAATGCTGTGCTCATGATCTTGGGCTATGTGATTGGTGCTGTAGGCTACAACATGCGCACCAATTCTGACTTCCTGACCTTTGGCAACATGTATCTCATGGGTGGCATCCCTGTATTGCCTGTGATCCTGGGCATATACGCTGTACCAGTGATGTTGAGAATCGCCGGCACTGCACCGCCGGGCGATCCTGCGCCCATCACACAGACATGGACTGTGGGTAGATCCTGGTTCAGCATGTTGCGTGGCAGTGTGATTGGCTCAGTGTCTGGGCTCATACCTTATGTAGGCTGTGTGGTAACCAGTAACTTGGCGCACTGGACAGAACGTTGGTTCAGCCCACGTTGGAATCTTGATCACAGCCTACGCAGATTAAGTTCGGCCGAAGCGGCCAACAATGCTGCACATGTTACCAGTCTCATACCATTCATTGTCATGGGGCTGGCAGTGCAACCCAGTGAACTGGTGCTGTTGGAAATCCTACACACTCAAGGAGTGAGACCACAAGATGTTGCGGGACTTGTGTTTGCTGTGGCCGGGGGCGTGGCAGTGAGTGCCTTGGTGGCCGGGTGGTTGTGCAGTCATGTGGTATCACAGTTGATGGCCTGGTTCCAACGTTGGTTCCGTGCCATTGTGTCTGTGTTGGTGGTGGCCTTGATCGCCAATGTGGCCTGGATTGGCTGGAGTGCAGACCAAACTGTGTATTATCTTGTGACCTTTGCTGTGAGCATGCTGGTGGGCCTGGCATTGCATCGCCGAGTAGATGCCTTGCCCTTGGTGTTGGTGTTGCTGCTGCAAAATCATCTAGATATTGTGTTCCCTAGAATCTATCAATTTTACCTATCATGATCAAACCCATTGTTCAAAAAATTCAACCCACAGCTGACTATGTGAGTCCACACTATCAAGTGGGCAATCGAGTGTTCTACAGCAAACTAGCTGCCTTGACTCATTGTGATCGAACGAGCGTGGAGTGGCCCACGTTTCGTGTGTGGCCGCATGAACAAGGCCATGCCAGACCACAGGAGACATTTTGGCAACTGGCCGTAGCGGCTGCTGAACAACTAGGTCGTGAGCACGGTGCTGTGAGACTGTGGTACAGCGGCGGATCGGACAGTCATGCTGTGCTGGAAGCATTGTTGCAGGCCGGCCACCCCCCAGCCGAATTGGCCATGTATCGACGTTTTGTGGGCGCAGTGGACGACACTGTGAACGTGGAAGTGGATGTGTTTCCGGTGCGAGAGTTTGCTCAAAAGACCATGGCCCGCTACGGTGCGGAGATACCAATTCGGGTGTATGATATCCTGCCCGACCACTTTGAGTGGTACATGCAAGATCCCGGCCAGCGTTGGTTCCGACACAAAACCTGCTGGCCCACCAGCATGAATGCTGTGGTGTGTCATGAAGTGTATCCTGAACTACAGACCGACGGCTTAATCAACGTGGGCGGTGGTGCCACACCCACAGTGCGGGATCGCAGCTTTCACTGGGTAGATGCTGATTTCAATCTCAATTTCATGACTCCAAGATTTGTGCACTTTTTCTCGGACCCACGTTGGCCCGAACTGTCAGCGGCCTATGCTTACGGAATCTATGACTGCGGTCAACGCGGCATCACCAACATTCGCGATGTCAAGCGTGAACTGGGATTTCCGCGGTTGGAAAACATGCTGGATCGCAAATGGATCTGGCCACATGTAAACGGTGAGGTCACCATCAAGAATGACTGGCGTCACTGCAAGAAAGAGCAACTGTTGTTGGCCAATGCGTTTCTCAGTGACCAAGGTCAGCAAACCTTGGATCGCATGCAAGCCTATCTTGTCACGTTGGCCAAGAATCGTCGCTGGTTCAACCAAGGCGACATTTTTCAAGACTTTGTGGGATCGGTCAGTGAAAGCCATGCTCTGGAAGATGTGTTGTAAAAACCACAAAAAGGACAACAAAATTCTTGACTTTTGTCAGCAAGGCATATATACTAACACTATGACGACGCAACTGATCAACCTGAATTATTGCCCCACAATAGCTTATGAGAGCGATTGTGAGCCTTCATTCATGGCTTGGACTGCGGCGGGTGCAGTTATCAAGTAAGCACAACAACAAACAACCAAAGACCCGCACCTGATGCGGGTTTTTCTTTTTGTGCTAGACCAAAATTCAGTAGAGTGCTATAATAGAAACAAGTCGAGAAAGACAGCAAAGTTTGTAAAGACCCTGCAACAAGGCGGGGCTTTTACAAAACAAGTTGACCAGTATAGCACTTGATGTTATACTAGCGGCTTGATTGAGAAATAGTTGATCACAGCTACTTCCAGTGTTCTTTAACAAGTTACAGTTATTTTCATATGGTGCTGGGTTTGCCCAGCTACTATATGCAAACACATTAGGGTTACCTAGTCCGTTAGGGGTGAACAAAAGGCTGATTCGAGCCGGATACCCATGAAGCAGGAGGGTCCTAGAGTATGGCGAGACACCATCGAGCCAAAGGGTAAGGACTATTAAACTCCAGGAAGGCGGCGGAACTACTAGGCCCGTAATGAGGTCTTGATGCAAGTTGGTGATGCGTGTCAAGAACTTCCCTAATGTGGTTGCATATAGTATGCACGGTTCGTCTATCGGTTAGGACACGGCCCTTTCAAGGCCGGAAGACGGGTTCGATTCCCGTACCGTGTACCAAGTTCTGTGGTGCGGTGGCAGAGTGGCCCAATGCACGGGATTGCAAATCCTGAAAACCGGGGGTTCAAATCCCTCCCGCACTTCCAAGTCATGTAGGTTGTTCCCCATTGCCGGCTGTAACCCGGTAGGCATTGTCAAGTGGGGTGGTTGCCAAGTGGTTCGATTCCATCAACCTGCACCAAATTTTTCATAGGAGAGTGGCAGCGAGCCTACTCTTAAACGACTGGCCTCCACAGCGTCCTGGAACTTGTACATGGACAGGTGGGTGAGTGGTTAATACCAGCAGACTGTAAATCTGCCGCCTCCGGCTACGCTGGTTCGAATCCAGCCCTGTCCACCAATTTTGGTCTCAAAGTGTTCATGGACGCACGACGGCTTGTCACGCCGTAAGAGTGGGGATCGTTACCCCCTGGGACCGCCAAGTCAAGGCTCGTTCATATAATGGTCATTATCCCGGATTGTCTATCCGGAGATGGGAGTTCGATTCTCCCACGAGTCGCCAGGACATTGGTGTAAATAATACACAATGAAATTACTAATAACTTTTGGATGCAGCTGGACTCATGGCGTTGGGGTCAATTACGAGCCAGGCATGTCAAGAAAAGAATTCAAAGCGGATTATTGGAACCCTGCTTATCACGATCAATACAGTTTTCGAGCATTGCTGTGCCAGGAGCACAACATGCACAACATAAACTTTTCTGTAGGTGGTAGCAGCAATCAGGCGCAGTTCAGATTGGCTGAAAATTTTTTTTCGTGTCTTAAATTTGCAGAATATCAAAAAGAGTATTCTGAGATTGTAGTATTGTGGGGTATTACCTCAGTTTTTAGAAACGAAATATATTACAATCAGGAAAAAGAATCCAAAAGTTATTTTTATACCGACGAGTCTTTGCTGAGCAAAGTCATAGTCAGTGATCACTTTGATCCACAATATGAGATGAGTTTGTTGTACCAAAAAATTATTTTTTGGAACAAATTTTTTGATCTCATGGGTATCAAAAACTTGTGGGTCGATACGTTTAATCATCACAACTATGTTTTAAGGCCCCCGACACATGTCATGGAGTCCTATCAGCAAAATGCTGGCCCGTCGTGGCCCAGTTGGGAACAGTTTATTGCAGGAGATCTGTCCAGTACTGATATTGAAACTCAAGAGGAAATTCTTGACAAAAATCGCTGGGTGTTTTATAGATATTTCTATGATCCTGGACTAGACAGAATTTTTAAAGGGCCAGGGGCCGGGCCACGCGATTTGTTGAGTCAAATGGCCATACAGCATGGTATGTCTGTCATGGACAATCGCTATCACTTGTCAACTTGGCAAGATGATTGCAATAGAATCACACATCTAACCAAACTTGGACTTTTGAATCCCTATTCAAATCATCCCACAAAGTTAGGGCATAGATGCATTGCTGATTTGTTGTCCAGTACATTACCAATCAATCGCATGGAGTCAGATGAGAAGTCAGTCTCATAAGCTCTACCCCGACGGTTTGAATCCAGTACGGGTCGCCAAGTTTTGTCATAGTGTAATGAGAATGCACGGGATCGCCACATAAGTCTATGCCGAAAGGCAACACTAGTATTCTAGTGCAACAGCGGTGGAACAAGGTTCAGGTACGGTAAAAACCCGTAACGACATATAAGTTTTGAGAGTGTCAGCAAGAGAATGTCACGCTGTCTAGGTAAGTTCGAACTACCAAAACAGTAGAAGGTCGCGGGTTCGATGCCCGACGGATCGGAAGATCCGGGTGCATGATGGCGCACAGACTGGACCGGTATCCCAAGTGACGTACCGAGTCCCAGCCGGCCTTGATTAAAAGGGTGAATGGTTCCTATAACGATGGGGGAACTACTCTCAAATTCACAACATCGCATTCGACTTCAGGTGAGGTCAACGGGCTTTCAATCCGTGTAGAGGGGATCGTTACCCCTATGCGATACCACTTTTGCCTCTGTAGTTTAATGGTAAAACAGCGGATTTATATCCCGTGTGCAACAGATAATTGGCCAATACAGGTTCGACTCCTGTCGGAGGCACCAACAGACCATTTTGGTCAAATTGATCGGCCTGTGTCAAAAACTCAATGACGATGGGCCCAACTGCTGGGGACCAATAATTGGATCCAGGGCCTCTGGGATTAAGTTCAAGGCTGTTAGTCACAGTCGAACCATGTGCCTGGAAGGAAGTGAGCGCAGACTTGTGTTCAGTACCTTTAAACACAAAGCAGTAGGCAGATCAGTTTGTCCAAAATAGTTTGACAACAAAACGCATTTGTCTTACAATAGATACTTGGGGCAGTTTATTGTCCTGCGCAGTATGGTTCGCCCAGCTGTGCAAAGAATAACTGGGGTGACCCAGCCAAAGGAGGTAAGCCTACGCAACTCCGCCAGCAATGGTTCGTGTAAACAAGCCTGCTCAGGTCCGCGAGGATCCCTTCACTGAGAAGACCGGTGGAGGTAACAATGACGCTGGGAGTATAGGAAAGAACAGTGGCTTACCGGCCCGCAAGGGTAACCGGAGTCGCTGGAAAGTAACAGGTGGTGCTGACTTCTATACAAAACCAGCCCAGTTAATTGGTATGAGAAAGGGTAGCGTACAGGTCCGAGAGGTTGCACTCAAGGGCTTGTGCGCAGTTTTAGTGGTCAGTGGAGGTACGCGAAAGCCGAGACCCGACACAGATCGCAAAAGACGGTTGAGTAGTCCGCAAGACCAAAGACACGTGGTGAGTTGTATTGTGCAGTCCAAAAGATTGTTCAGCAACTGAGTCAGCTCATCGCAGTAGGTTGTTATAGCACAATGGTAGTGCATTTCTCTGTTAAAGAAACGGCTGAAGGTTCAACTCCTTCTAACATACAAAAACGCAAAGACTGACTCGGTCATATGTGAAAAGCATCTAATACTTGACTGGCAACAGAATCAAGTCCAACGTAGCTCGCAAGGTGAAATTGGTTTATGCAGGAAGTTTCGTAAGGTGTTAGCGCACTTGAATGGCTCGCAAGGTCAACGGGATAGAAAGCGTAGAATAGCATGTGACGACAAGCCTACTGCCTGGCTTTAAAAACGGCGATGCTGACAGCAGACTAGGTTACATAGCAATATGGATCTAGTGGAAGTCGAGAGAAGCTAGACTCGCAAGGTGTAGCGTAATGCTCGAGGTGTTGTTGGCTTAAGGTGTATTCTCAACCTTAGGCACTATCGTAAAACACATTGCATGAATGGATACAATCTGTAGGCATACAGAAGAAACAGAGCAGGTAGTGTGTTTTACGATGGTTCATGGCTGGGTACCAGAGAGACTCAATGGCTGCGCCTGCAAAGCGTTTGATTCGTAGGTTTGAATCCTACCCCAGCCTCCAACATAAATAACTGTAACTGATTGTCGCGCGGTGGAGAAGTGGCAACTCATCGGGCTCATAACCCGAAGATCGGGGGTTCGAATCCCTCCTGCGCAACCAAAATTTGGCGTGTTGTATAAATACAACACATGAAACAAAATCATTTAGTGGTTGACAACAATCACTAAATACTGTACAATAGGACTTATGATGAAAACTGTAATTCATTCACTGTTGACCAAACCCACAATGCTCCAGACAGCTTCTGCCTGGTCACGCGGTTTTGCGAGCGTGAATAGCATTCCAGGAGTGTCAGGGTCCGAAGGTGGCGGTTACGCATAAAGTGTAACTAACAAATTCAAAGGACCCTGGAACTAACAACTCCGGGGTTTTTCATTTAGTGCAATAGGGAACGCGACCCTGCCGGCACTGTAAACATTGGCTTAATGTGGGCGGCCTACCGGATGGTAAGTTCCAGGCGATAACTGGAATGTGTAAAAAGGTAGTGTATCGAAGCATTCTCTATCCTTCGGCTCCCTGGCACAAGGGCCAGGGCAAGGAGACACGTGGGTTCACCCATGAAGAGTGCTTCGATACACGCATTGGCAACAGTGCGTTAAGAAGTTTTTTTGGTCTTGAGGTCAAGACTGAACTTGAAGCTGTAGCGAACTTGATCAGTGTCGTTCATGCCACAGTGCCTGGCTCGGTCAGTGTTGATGATCATCCAGCCCTGTCCTGGTGCTGACGGTGCTCGCAACAGGTGTCCGTGCTGACCAGTATCAAACCAAGTGCTGTGCAAGGCATTGTCCTCGTGAGTAAAGTAGATCATGCCAAATGCCACTTGATTGCGACTGTCAACGTGCCAGGGATGTTTGCAATATCTGGCCGGTGTGGCCACCCAGTTGCACTGAAGTTCAGTCAAACTGTCAAAGTACTCGCGCTGAGGGTTACCCCAGGCCATGCAGAACTCTTCATTGTCAAACAACAATGACAGCAGGCGTTGCTTGAAATCGGCTGTGAAATGTTTTTGAAACACACTGAGCTGAGTATCATAAGGAGCGCAGTACGTGGCCAAGCACATCACTGCAAATTGATCTTGACCACCAATGGTTGGTTCCGAACGCCAACCTAGATTTTCTAATTCTTGATGCATGTGACTCCAGCTGGCTGGTGGATCCTGTGTGTCAACAAAGTAAACAATGTCAGATGCGGGTGTGAATGTAACTTGCATGTGGTATTTAATGTATCTCGCTGGTGTAATGGCAGCATGTCGGTCTCCAAAACCGTTGGTCGGGGTTCGAGTCCCTGGCGGGATGCCAATTTGTTGGGGTGTAGTGTATTCTGGTACTAGCACATGTGGCTTTGACCCACATAGATTCGGTTCGATTCCGGACACCCCTGCCAAGATTCTTGGGCTGTTAGTGATAATGGGAGCACGAGGCCTTTGCACGGCTTAGGTGGGAGTTCGATTCTCCCACGGTCCACCAAGATATTCCCCGTTAGCTCAAAGGTAGAGCACTCGACTGATAATCGAGCGACCGAGGATCGTTACCTCGACAGGGAACCAAGTTTTCGTTGACAGCCAATTCTATTGGCTATATAATTTGCTTTACGGAGGGCGGGCCGGACGGTAAGGCAGCTGATTGCTAATCAGTACATCGGTGAAAGCCGGTGAGTGGGTTCGACTCCCACGTCCTCCACCAAACAATTCCAGAGTAGCACAGCGGTAGTGCAGTTGACTGTTAATCAATTGGTCGTAGGTTCGATCCCTGCCTCTGGAGCCAATTTTGCCCCTGTAGCATGAAGGTCGTGCAGTTGCCTTGTAAGCATCAGGTCCGTGTTCGATTCACGGTGGGGGCACCAATTCTGAATCCATACTCTCCCTTGACGAGCTAGGTCACTGGATTCTTTGCGTGGTTAGTTTAACGGTAAAATCAAACGTTGCCAACGTTTAGTCAAGGGTTCGACTCCCTTACCCCGCACCAAATCAATCTCTGTGTAATGTCAATCTGGCAGACGGCCTGGTTCGGAGCCAGGAGGCTGTAGGTTCAAATCCTACCACGGAGACCAAGTCAACGCCGCGTTAGCTCATTTGGATAGAGCACTGTGCTACGAACGCAGGGGCGGGGAGTTCGAATCTCTCACGCGGTACCAATTTTTTAAACAAGGACAACAACATGGAACGATATAAACAACTAGTTCGCATCCAGCGTTGTGTCCTGGGTGAAGTAGAACATGAAGTAACTGTTCGCAACATCAACGGCAACTATCATTGCCGAGTGTTGGTTAACGGTGAATTGAATCAAGAAGCAGTATGCTCGAGCAAGCGTGACATTGGTTACACTTGCCGTAGTTTGCTTCGTTGGGAAGACAAGTGCGGTAACATCAGCAAGTTTGCAAGTGCCGCAAGAGAGCGTTTATTCGCTTGATTTTTAAAAGGAAGATGATATGAAACGAGGTAAACGATAGTGTCATCCTGGATCCCGTATGGTCCTGGATGGCACGATAAAGAAAATTATTTACGATCCATCCCTCACAAACATTAAGGTGATGTAACCGGCTCTTAACCGGTAAAACACGGATCGTTACCGTGGTGTGGGACCATACGGGTTTATAGTTTAACGGCTAAAACATCTGGCTTTTAACCAGTAAGAGTCTCGGTTCGAATCCGAGTAGACCCACCAAAGTTTTCATATAATTGAACTGTAGGCATAAATACAGTATAGAAAGTATGAGTTCAATTATATGAAAATTTGCCCCAAATGTAACACAGCGCATGAAAAATCAGGAACCTTTTGTTCTAGGACTTGTGCTAACAGTAGAGTTTTTTCCGAAGATAGTAAGAAAAAGAAAAGCGTTGCTAACATCGGTAAGACAGCGAGAAAAACTGCTATCACACCCGAAGAAAGAGCAAGCAATATTGCTAAAACAAAAGCATGGGCACTAGAGAAATACAATTCAGCTACTTTTGACGAGTTAGGGCTGAGTAATAAGAAACGCCGAGTAGTTGAAGAACAGCAAGGTAAATGTAATCACTGTGGTATCTCTGAATGGAATGGCAAGCCTATTGTTCTTGAGTACGAACATAAAGATGGAAACAACCAAAACAATTCAAGAGATAATGTTGAATGTATTTGTCCTAACTGTCATTCACAGACAGATACATGGCGAGGACGAAACAATAAGAAAGAAAAAATCAGTGATGAACGATTGTTAGAAGCGTTACAATCACATGACACACCTTCAGCCGCTTTGAGAAGTTTAGGTATGGCTGACAAAGGTGGCAATTTCAGTCGAGTTAACAAGTTGTTAGGAGTTAAGTAATGAATGAACAAGACCTATACAATGATTTGTGGACTAAAATCCACGATTTAGTTGATAGTGAGTTAGCAAACGCAGACCCAGAAACAGAGGAATACATCCGCAAAAAACTCACGGAATCTTTTAGATTTTGGAAGCGTGGAGAATAAATACTATACTATGACAAACAAATCTATCCGCGATTATATCAACCTTATTGAAAATGCCCAAAGCGAAGAAGTAGCAGAGGGCTGGACCAAAACTCCTAGTGGTGATTATATAAATCAACACACTGGTGTTCGCTCATCTAAACCTCCTGTAAAGAAAAAACGAGGTGAAAAGACCGGAGCCGAATGGGACGCAATAGAGAAAGCAAAGAAGGATAAAGAGCAAGGTGTGGCGGAAGGCTCTTTAGAAGAATACGGCGATACTAACAAAGGTCAAAAGATGTTAGGCAAGGTCCACAATCGTGCCGCAGATAGAGTAACAAGTAAACAAGCAGATAAAGATCCAGAATATGCCCGCAAGGCACAACAGACTCAGGATCGTGCTTGGGACAGATTAAAAGACAAATGATTATTGCTAAACTCAGCAAATAAAATCTAAGACTTCAAAGATCCGTAAATCAGAGTTCGATTCTCTGTGCCCCTACCATATAAGAACACATTCACAGATCCGCCCGATAGTAAGGGAGATAGCGACTAGCGTTGAAGGACTGTTCAAGAGTGTGTTCCTATATGGTGTCCATAGTTTAGTGGCAAAACCGCGGGTTGTGATTCCGCTATCATGAGTTCGATTCTCATTGGATACCCCAAGGTGATATGGCGTAGATGGATGCGCACCGGACTCATAAGCCGAGGAGGAAGGATCGATACCTTCTATCACCACCAAGTTAGTATACCCTGTTCGCCAAGTTGGTAAGGCATCGGATTTTGATTCCGACATTCGGTGGTTCGAGTCCATCACGGGGTGCCAAACTCAGTTGACAGCCTTGGCTGTTGATGTTACAATATACATGTGCGGGTGAAGTGTTTACGGTTACACGTCAGTCTTCCAAACTGAAATAGACGAGTTCGAATCTCGCCTCCCGCTCCAAACAGCGCCTGGTTAGCTCAGGGGTAGAGCGTCTCGTTTACACCGAGAGGGTCGGCAGTTCGAAACTGTCACCAGGTACCATTTTAATCGCGGGGATTCAGGGTAAAGGTCAGTCTCATAAGCTCGGCCTGGGTGTGTTCGAGTCCGCCCCCCGCAACCAACTCATCGGAGTGTGGCGCAGTCTGGTAGCGCACCTGGTTTGGGACCAGGGGGTCCAAGGTTCGAATCCTTGTACTCCGACCATACAAAGGAACAGTATGACTTGTAGAGGTTATGATTCTCGCACAGTAAAGCTCAGCAAAGCCGTCAAACTCAGTGCGGCCGGAATCCTTGATGCACATCGTCGTGGTGCGTTCATTCGCAGCTATGTGCTGGTGGCTCGCGAAGCTGCACAAAATCGTTCGTCGCGACGCGAACGACAACGATAATACACAATGGAAGTGTGTCAGAGTCCGGTTTATTGAACTAGTCTTGAAAACTAGCGATCCAGAAATGGGTCCGTGGGTTCGAATCCCACCGCTTCCACCATATTGCCCCGGTGACGGAATGGTATACGTGTTGGTCTTAGAAACCAAATTTTAGGAGTTCGAGTCTCCTCTGGGGCACCAAGATTCTCCCTTGCATGCGGAGTACAATAGGAAAAGTAGCATGCAACACATTCTGCGTGATTAACTCAGTGGTAGAGTCCCGTCCTGACTCGACGGTGGTCAGGAGTTCGAATCTCTTATCACGCACCAACAATTTGCCGCGGTAGCTCATCAGGTAGAGCAGCAGACTGAAAATCTGTGTGTGGCTGGTTCGAGTCCAGCTCGCGGTACCATAACAGGCCCTGGTGGTGGAATTGGCAGACACACTGCGTTGAGGTCGCAGGCACTACGGGTTCGAGTCCCGTCTAGGGTACCAAGTTTTGCAAACAAACACTCGTGCGGGGGTAATACCCCTTGAAGCTCTGTGCAGTGATGCGCATCTTCTATGGATCAGTTGGTGGGATGAGAGGTCCTTCACTGTTTCCGGTGTCAAGAATTATCCATTCGGTGGAGCCGGAGTGCCAACCCTGGTCGATAGTTCACAGCCACACGCCCCGGCGAAACCGGATTGTTTGCAATTTTTTATTGGGGCCATAGCTCAGCTGGGAGAGCGCTTGCATGGCATGCAAGAGGTCCGGGGTTCGATCCCCCGTGGTTCCACCAATTTGGAAGGTTAACTGGGCTGGGCCCAGCACTGTTTCGAAAACAGATGGACTGCAAAAGCGGTTGGAGTTCGATTCTGCCATCCTTCCTCCACGTTACTGTAAATAGACAATACATGGTACACGGGATTATCATCACTGACAATGCTTTTTTAGAAAGCGATGTGGGCATTGACAAAAAACTCGCCTTTGATTACTCACAGGTCTATAACTGACATTGGCTCACTCTGGCGATTCTCAGGAGTCCAAATCCATGGGATCTGGGGTTCGATTCCCTGAGGGCCAGCCACATACATGCTTGACCACAATTTGTGGTCAGTGTATAATCAAACTCTGTATAGCGCAGCCCGGTAGCGCACTAGTCTGGGGGACTAGGGGTCGCAGGTTCGAACCCTGCTACAGAGACCAACTATGCCCAGGTGGCGGAATAGGTAGACGCACCGGACTCAAAATCCGGCGGGAAACCGTGAGGGTTCGAGTCCCTCCCTGGGCACCAACTAAATATAGTAGGGCAACACATGAAAAAGCTCAATCTTGACGAAGTCAAGGCCTTTATTGAGGCACAAACACCGGAAACCAAAATCTACCTTGGTTGCGACTCAGAACGACTCCGCATCGACGGTCGTTGGTACGCTGACTATGTGTTGGCCATTGTGGTGCACATCAACGGCAACAACGGCTGCAAACTGTTTGGCGAAGTACAGCGCGAACCGGTATGGGACGCCAAGCCTGGCAAGCCTGCTATGCGACTCATGACCGAAGTCTACAAGGTTTCAGAACTGTACCTCAAGCTGGCCGAAGTGCTTGAGGGTCGTGAAGTAGAAGTGCACTTGGACATCAACCCCGACGAACACTATGGCTCAAGCTGTGTGATTTCACAGGCCATTGGCTATATCAAAGGCACTTGCAACGTGGTTCCGTTTGTGAAGCCCCGTGCTTTTGCTGCCAGCTATGCCGCTGACCGATTCAAAGGTCTCCGGGCTGCCTAAGCCACTGCACAAGCAAGTTAACCAAAATTGCTTGCTTGTACAGCGACAATGCTGTACAATTGTTTTTGTCAACACAGTGTTGTGTTGACCGGTGAAGCAAAAGGTAGATGAGGACAGGCATAACATTTTAGCCTTCAAAGCTGAAATGACTCAAACTTGGCTTCCGGGCTAACCCCCGGGTCGTACTTGTGTGCTCTGGATCTAACATATCAGACTTGTGATTTGCTGCCAGACATATACAGGTCACTGTGCTTTGCATGTTGTGACTTGCTGTTTGCATGTTGTTCAGTCTGTTACTTGATCTTTTGCGGATCCGTCTTTTTGTTTTTTTGAATGGAGAATGCTCGTGAATATTTCTTTGCGCAAAGCCAATGCCCTGCAGAACAGCATCCTGGATGCTATCCGTGGCCTGGCCGTGACCCCAGTGGTCAGCCTTAACGAATTCCAAGACGCCGAGCAAGAGATTGCTGCCGTGCGTACCACTGTGTTGGATCAACTCAACACTCGTCGCTATCTCTACAATGCCTTGTACGAAATCCGTCAGGCAGTGAGTGTAGCCAATCACCGTGTGGGCATCGATGCTCGCTTGGCCGAAGTAGCCCACACCGACAAGTTGGTGCAGGTGTACCAAAGTCTGGCCGATGGCAAGGCTCGTGATGCCGCTGCTGTGGTGGCTGGCAAGTTGGAGAGACTACGATCGCGTGTAGAAAGCAGCCGCTTGTATGCGTTTGAAAGCACTGTAGAAACTTCAGCATTGAGCCAAGAAGATCTTGACAGCTTTCGTCGGGAAGTGGCTCAGCTCAAGAAGGCCAAGCAAAAGGTTCAGGACGAAATCCTGGAACTCAACGTGCGCACTGAAATCACTCTCAGTGACAGCACTCGAGCTGTGTTGACCAGCCAAGGCCTGGTGTAATCACTGTCCGGGTGAGATTCCCGGACTAGACAATGTCATGCTGATATGGCTCAGTCGGTAGAGCGCATCCTTGGTAAGGATGAGGTCACCAGTTCAATTCTGGTTATCAGCACCACTTAACCACGAACCTGGGCTAGGCCCAGAGTCTTCAATAGGTGAATGTAAACCCAGCCAATGTCTAGTTCGTACCAGCGACAACTGAATCGAGCACTGGCTCCGTTGCCGTGATGATTGTTGTGTAGTTCTTCTCCGCCAATCCAGATGCCAATAGGCAAGAGATTGCGACTGGTGTCTTGCACAGCATAGTTTCGATATCCCCACCAGTGTGCTAGGCCATTGATTACACCAGCAGCCCAGAACGGAATCCAGATCATTTGTATGAGCCAGATCACTGGTCCCCACCAGCCAAACATCAAGGTGTTGAACACAAAGAGAAGGCCAATGCCAAGGGTAGGTCTAGCACTGTATAAGTGAAGCTCCACCCAATCAGTAGGACAACCGCGACCAAGTGCAGTGACCATGTCACTATCTTGTTTTGCTTTGACATATAAGAATGCTCCCCCAAACAACACTTTCCAGATACCGTGAATTTTTGGGCTGTGTGGATCACGGTCTGTGTCACTGGCCTGATGATGTCGTCGATGTACTGCTACCCATTCGCGTGTGATCATGCCTGTTGTGAGCCATAACCAAAAACGAAAAAAGTGTGCAATCACAGGATGAAACTCCACGCTGCGATGTGCTTGGCTGCGGTGTAGATACAGCGTCACAGCCATTATGGTGATGTGTGTGGCCACCAACAAATAAATAATTTCAGTCATATATTACTTATCAAAATCTCGGGCCTTAGTTCAATGGATAGAATGCGATGCTTCGAACTTCGAGATGTGGGTTCGATTCCTGCAGGCCCGGCCATGTCATGAATATCTGTGTGTTTGGTGGCGGTGGCACGTTGGGCCAATTTGGTCCTGACTTCTGCCAACGTGCCACCGGCGACGGCCACAACGTTTACACCATATCTCACACAGATCGCCCTACCAGCATCACTGCCAACTTTGACAACACCGCAGATGTGGTTCACAAGTTTGAATCTGTGGCCAGCAAAGTGACCTTGGATCTAGTGATATACAATACCACAGCATCTGGGTACCCTGATCAACCCAATTGTTTTGCCGCTGATCATGAATACCAAGAACAACACTGGCTAGACAGTGTGAGAATCCATGCTGCAATTCCGCATGCTGTGGCTCTAAAGTCCATGCAATACATGCAGCCTGGCAGCGCCATGGTGTTCATGACTTCGGGGATTTCCTGGGAACATGATCGTAGCTACAGCACCTGGGCTGCCGGGTATGCTGGCGGCAAATCCATGCAAAATCATCTCATGTTGGCCTTGGCCCAACACAACGACCGCGGCATGATCTTTACATCCATTGCACCGCACTTTACTCCCCAAACCTATCCCAACATTTTTGAAAAAATTTATCAGCATGTCATGGCCATTGACCAACAACACAGCGGTCAAATCCTAAGATTTTGGAATTAGCTCGCCATAGTTCAACTGGATAGAACCACTGCCTCCTAAGCAGTAGATCCAGGTTCAAGTCCTGGTGGCGAGACCATTGACAAAAGCAATTATCAACATAAAAATAATTTCAGTAGAAACCATGAGATTCTCTTGATTTCCATGATACATACTGTTACAATACATGCACAGTGGCAAACACTGAACCATTTCATTTTTAACAGGAGATAATATGAAAACAGTTGGTGATAAATTAACAGCATTTGCAATCACAGGCGTCAAGCCCGGACAACCAGAAGACGCCTTCTATACAATTACAGAAAAGAGTTTTGAAGGCAAGTGGAAAGTAATCGTTTACTATCCAAAAGACTTTACATTTGTGTGCCCTACTGAAATTGTGGCCTACGATAAGTTGGCACAAGACTTTGCTGATCGTGACGCAGTGCTGCTCACAGGATCAACAGACAATGAGTTCTGCAAAGTGGCATGGCAAAAGAGCCACGATGACTTGCGTAAAATCACACACCATCAATTTGCTGACACTGCTCGTCACGGACCTGGCGAAGAACGTGGCAGTGTTAGTTTGATTGAACAGTTGGGCGTGTTCTATGCTCCAGCCGGTGCAGCACTTCGTGCCACATTCATTGTTGACCCAGACAACGTGATCCAGCACGTTACTGTCAACAACTTGAACGTGGGTCGTAGTCCAGAAGAAACACTCCGTGTTCTTGATGCGTTACAAACTGGTGAACTGTGTGCTTGCAACCGCACAGTGGGCGGCGAGACACTGTAATGGCAAAGCTTCAACGAGGTATCGACACGCTACGACAACCTGATCGTAATCCTAGATGTTATGAAATGACAGAACAGGAACGACTGGATCGTATTCGTGAATGGAATAACCGTAATGTTTGGAACACCCCTGAACTAGCCGAAGAAGATGAACTAAACTTCTATCAAGGAGCATGACTATGAGTACCAATGAAATTATTTTTGCTGTTATCATGGTGGCCGTAGTAGGAATAGTACTATGGGACATGCACAGTAATAAGGAATAACAATGTTAGAAACCATTTGCGATACCTTGGTTGAAGCGTATAGACGCAACTGGATTACCAGTCGTGATGGCAATGTGAGTATTCGTCATCACGATCGGGATCACTTTTACATCACTCCCTCGGGAGTTCGCAAACAGACCATGCAACCTGATCAATTTAAAAAGATCAGAGTTGTTAGCAGTCTAATGTGGGCCGAAGAATTCTACACAGACATCAGTGCTAACCTAAAGCCCAGTGGGGAGATTCCATTACATTTTGGTTTGCAAAAGAACATGGGCCAACACTCCAACGATGTCAGAGTGGTAGTGCACCTACATCCTACATATTGTGTTGCTGCCATGCATCGTGGAATTGAATTGAGCAGTCTTGCTGACAGCTTTCCAGAACTCAGTCGCTACACAAAGGTAGCACCCAATGTAGGTGATGTTGCTCCTATCAGTCAAGAGCTTGCAGATCGTTGTCACGAGAACTTGCAGTTAGATCATTATGGCAACATTGCATACGATATTGTGGGCATCAAAGGACACGGTGTTGTGGCCATTGATACCTCGCCATGGCGTGCGTTTGAACACATCGAACGATTGGAACACATTTGCCAAATCGTTCTAGCATCAGGGAAATATTAAAATGTTAGAATGCATGATCATTGGTGATAGCATTGCAGTAGGCACAGCCATGGCTAGACCAGAATGTGTTGCTTACGCCAAAGGTGGCTGGAACAGTTGGCAATGGAACAAAGATTATTTGGCCAAAGCAACAGCACAACCTGCAAGAACCGTAATCATCAGTTTAGGCGCCAATGACCACAAAGGTGTCAAGACTGAGTTTGAGTTGCGTAAAATGCGCGAAGCAGTTCGGGGTCAGCGTGTGTTCTGGATTGATCCCGGCCGGGATCGCAAGCCTGTGCCACACGATGCTATTGTAAAAATTGCACAAGAGTACGGAGATACAATTTTGCCTCGTCCCCGAGATCATATGAGTGCTGATGGCATTCATCCTACTGGCCGAGGTTACAAAATTTTAGGAGAACAAACAAAATGACTCATTGGGTAGATCAACTTAAAGAAACAATTCCGGACTACGCAAAGGATGCTCGACTCAACATTGACGCTGTGATCAAGCGCAGTACTATTCCTGCAGAAGAAGCCGAAGCTGTGGCCTTGGCCGCTGCCTTTGCCACTGGCAACACCAAGTTCTGGACGTGGTTGCACAGTGTTGTGGCCAACCGTGTGGAGGCCGACGCTGCTGTCACTGCTGGTTCAATCATGGCCCAAAACAACGTATGGTATCCGTTTGTTGAAATGGCTGATGACGAACAGCTCAAGGGTTTACCAGCACAGTTGCGCATGAATGCCATTGCCAGCCATGGCGGTACTACTCGAGCTCGGTTTGAAGCCTACAGCTTGGCCGCAAGTATTGTTGGCAAGTGTCATTTCTGCGTAAAAGCACACTACGACACACTAAAGAAGGAAGGTTATTCAGTAGAGCAATTGCGTGACATCGGACGTATTGCCGCAGTGATTACCTCAGTGAGCCGAGTGCTGGCTAGCTGAACCACTGTTGTTTGACAGCTACCCAGATCTTGGCAACAAGATCCGGGTTTATCTTTGGGCGTCCCAACATCCATTGATTTAGAATTCTAAATTAAGCGTCTGTGCCCAAAACAGTATTCCACAAAAAACTTGATCATGCTCATACCGTATATATACTGGGTTGACAACACCACACAACTTCGTGTATAATACAATTTTTGTCAAGGAGCAACCATGAACACCCAAGATGACAGCACTCTCCGACTCACCAGCGAATTAGCTGTGGCACAAATTGGTAACCGATATGACACTGTGTTGGTGGCCGCACAACGACTGCGCGAACTGCGTCGTGGTGATGCAGCCTTGGTACCTTGCCGTGAAGGCAAAGTAACCACAGTGTTGAAAGAAATTGAACAGGGACTGGTAGGGCGCGAATACCTGTTGAAGAATCATGGTCGCGAACATCGCAGCCATAAACATCAAGGAACAAAATGACCGATTATCGAGTAAGAGACATTGAACTAGCGGCCTGGGGTCGCCGTGAAATAGCCATTGCCGAGCACGAAATGCCTGGGCTCATGGCTGTGCGTGAACAATATCGCGACAGCAAGCCTCTCAAAGGCGCCAAAATTGCTGGTAGTTTGCACATGACTATTCAAACCGCAGTGCTGGTAGAAACCTTAATAGATCTGGGTGCTGAGGTACGCTGGAGTTCATGCAACATTTTCTCTACTCAGGACCATGCTGCCGCAGCCTTGGCTGCTCGTGGCATTCCAGTATTTGCTTGGAAGGGCGAAACTGAAGAAGAATACTGGTGGTGCATTGCTCAAACGGTTGAAGGCCCCAACAACTGGCAGCCCAACATGCTGTTGGACGACGGGCATGATCTCACTGCCTATGTGCACGACCAGCGTCCAGAACTCTTGCCCGGTATCATTGGGGTAACAGAAGAAACCACCACTGGTATTCACAAACTCTTGGAACGTGTGCGAGCAGGCACTCTTGCCTTGCCAGCTATCAATGTCAACGATTCAGTGACCAAGACCAAGTTTGACAATCTTTACGGCTGTCGCGAAAGTCTTGTGGATGCCATCAAGCGAGCCACTGACGTCATGATTGCTGGCAAAGTTGCTGTGGTAGCCGGTTATGGCGATGTGGGCAAAGGATCAGCCCAGGCCTTGCGAGCACTGAGTGCCCAGGTGTGGATCACCGAAGTTGATCCTATCTGTGCTCTGCAAGCGGCCATGGAAGGCTATCGCGTGGTAGACATGAACGAAGCCTGTAGAGTAGCCGACATTTTTGTCACAGCCACTGGCAACATCAACGTGATTACCAAACAGCACATGTTGCAGATGAAAGAAAATGCCATTGTGTGCAACATTGGTCACTTTGACAGTGAGATTGACATTGCTGGCATTCAAGATGCTGAGTGGACCGAAGTAAAGCCCCTGGTGGACCAAGTCAAACTCAGCAATGGTCGCACCATTATTGTGTTGGCCAAGGGTCGCTTGGTTAACCTAGGCTGCGGAACTGGCCATCCCAGTTTCGTGATGTCAAACTCTTTCACCAATCAGGTATTGGCACAGATTGAACTGTACACCAATTACTGGCAATATCAGCGCGGTCAACTGTATCTATTGCCCAAGCACATTGATGAACATGTGGCACGTCTGCATCTTGCCAAGATTGGTGCAACATTAACCACACTGACCGAACAGCAGGCCAACTACATCAGTGTGCCGGTACAAGGCCCGTTCAAGGGCGATGGCTACCGTTATTGATCAGTAAATAACAACATGCATACACCCATTTATCCCGACAGCATGCAGTATCCAGACAACACCATGTTTGACTGGGACGCCAAGAGAGAAGTTGCACCATCGTTGTGGCAGTTAGAAAACTTTCTCAACGAAGAGTGGTACACTCGCATCAAGAATGATTATCGTAGAACCGAGAGTTTGTGGAGCAGCCGTTACCCCAATCGACTGGTCATGGAGAACAATCACTGGCTCAACGCCATTATGTTGGGTGCCGCACTAACACCTTATCTTGAAGAGCTAACAGGCGAACGGTTGAACATGGCCACGGCTCGTGGCTATCTTGATCTCAGTGGCGCATACTTCTATCCACACTACGACAGTTCACAGTGGGTGGTGAACGTGCAGATCTATCTCACTGACGTAGATCGTGACGAACTGGGAACACAGTTTATTCTTGACAAAGACATTAACTCTACCATCAAGGAAGAACTAGGCGGTGACAAGATCATGGAACTGGTTCCCGACGAAAAGTACTACACAGTTCCTTTCCGCCAGAACTGGGGGTATATCAACGATAACCGTGAACGCAAACTGCACAAGACTCGCCCAGTTCCGCCAGCGTTTGCTCGCGAAAGTCTGCACTTCAACTATGGTTTGAGACAGGGCAACGAAACTGGTCTAGCTGGGGTGGCTGAATGGGCCATTACTGGTCAAAATCAAGTAATGGAAAACTGGCATCAGGCCATGACCAAGCTCAACAGCGTAGACGGACTACGCGAGTGGTTGATTCTCAATACCAATTTTCACGAAGGCGTTGGTTGACTCAAATTCTCTCTTGTGCTATAATACAGCATTAGGAGAGAATCATGCCTTGGATTGAAAACGTCGCAGCCGCCGACATTCCCTTGCGGTTTCATCACGAAGCCGGTGCCAACTCAATGCTGATCCAGATCATGGATCCCGCACCTAGCTGGTGGCCCACCCCGGCTCATGAGTTCCGGGAGACTCATCGTTTTGAGTTCTTGGACGCCGAAGATGCTGATGGTTTTTCCGAAGAGGCCAAAATTTCAGATGCTCAAGCCGCAGAAATTGTGGGTTTGCTCCAGCATGCCTTGGCCAATCGCATGAATGTGGTTGTGCACTGCTATGCAGGCCTGTGCCGTTCGGGTGCTGTGGCCGAAGTTGGCGTGATGATGGGCTTTGACGACACTGAGCGTACTCGCATACCCAACCTCCGTGTAAAGCACAAGCTGATGCGGCAGTTGGGCTGGACTTACGACAGCACTGAAAAGCCCTACGATCATGCCAATGATTGGAGGAATGGCACCATGGGATGGGAGCGATAATGCCACGTTGTTATCAATTGGTGGGAGTTCCGGGTTCGGGCAAAAGCACCTGGGTCCAGAATCAAATATGGGCATTGGGCTTGACCATAGTTTCTACTGATGCGTTTGTGGAAGATTATGCAAGAGCACAAGGCAAGACTTATTCTGAAGTGTTTGCGGATTACATGCCCACAGCAGTTGATCTTATGAGCAAAGTTGTTGTTCATGCTCGAGAACACGGTCATGATATCATTTGGGATCAAACCAGTACCACTGTGGCCAGCCGTGCCAAGAAGTTCCGTATGTTGCCCAACTATGAACATATTGCTGTGGTGTTTCGAACACCTGAGCATACAGAACTCATGCGTCGATTGATGAGCCGCCCTGGCAAAGAGATTCCGGATCATGTCATAGCCAGCATGATTGCAAGTTGGGAAGAACCAACCCAAGAAGAAGGCTTTGCAGAAATTTGGATGGCTCAAAACTAATACTTTTTGCTAGTTGACCAAATATTGCCAATCTGCTATAATTAGATATTGAACAAGGAGGCAGATATGCCAGCAACATTTTTGGTAAGCGACACACATTTTGGCCATGCCGGCGTGTGTCGCTTCACCCACCCCGATGATGCCACTGTGAAGTTGCGCCCCTGGGACGATCCTGATGAGATGGACGAGGAAATGGTTCGTCGTTGGAACGACCGTGTGCGTCCGTCAGACAAGGTGTACCATTTGGGCGATGTTGTGATCAACCGCAAGGCCTTGCGCACATTGCATCGCTTGAACGGTGACAAGGTGTTGATCCGTGGTAACCACGACATCTTCCGTGATGACGAGTACCGCACCTACTTCCGTGAACTTCGTGCGTATCATGTCATGAACGGAATGATCCTTAGCCATATCCCGGTGCACGAGGCATCGTTGGGTCGCTTTGGTGTTAACATTCACGGACACTTGCACGCCAGTCGTGTCAAGCGGGCACGTGGCATTGACGCTCGCACCGGTACTGTGCTCTACGGCAACGACAACGACACTCGATACCACTGTGTGTGCGTGGAACAGACTGATTTTGCCCCGATCTTGTTGGAAGATGTTTACCAGCGTATTCGCAACGAGGGCGGCGAAATTGGATTCCGTAACGGCAACGGTCCTACTATGTAGTACTTGAGTACTACAAAAGCCCTGCAATTATGCGGGGCTTTTTTTGGTTGACCAATTATTCCCGTTTTGCTATAATATGGATATAGTGAACAACAAGGAGCCCAGCATGGCATACACCGTGATTGCAGACCGTTTTGAAACAGATCTCATGCGGCAAAAATATGGCCCGCGCAAAGGCCTGGAAGGCCCGTTCCGCTATGCTTCGGGTCGTGTGCTGTACTACGATGTCAAAGAAGGTCGGTACTACGATCCCACCACAGACTTCTATGTCAGTGACGAGGAAATGGCCCAGGAACATGCCATTTTGGTTCGTCGACTGGTAGATCACGCAAGGTAACACCATTGCTTTATTTTGCCTATGGCATGAACACTAACGTTGACGGCATGGCCCGGCGCTGTCCTCGGGCAGTGAGTTTTGGCCGCGCTCGGCTGTTGGGCCATCGTTTTAGATTTGCTGGACCAGCCGACGTTCAACGAGATCGTCGCTTCAACGTAGACGGTGTTCTGTGGGATATCACTGATCAGTGCCTGGCTTCGTTGGACCGATTGGAAGGTTATCCTTTCTACTATGATCGCAAGTGGGCCCGGGTTCAGTATCAAGATCAAATAGTTCAAGCCTTGGTATACTTTATGTTACCCGGACACGGCAATGGTGCACCCGGCTTTGACTATTTTGACATGGTGTTGCAAGGATACAACGAACATGGTGTGCCCACACATCAACTGTGGCACAATTACAACAGTAAATCAACAAATTGTGAGTTGACCAATAATTCTCAATTTGCTACAATAGAAGCTGTAAACAACAAGGAGTCACAATGAGCAAGATGAGCGAACTGGTACTAGACATCGAGTACCTCATGAACAAAGGTCTCAGCTTCGTTGAGATCGCCCGTGAGCTGGAGATTCCTGTACACTTTGTGGTCGAAGCCGCTGGCTCCCAAGATCTTGAAGAATTCAGCCCGCATGTGACTGTGAACAGTTGACACATATTTCGTAACCCTGTAAAATACAGACTCTTTAACACTGAAGGACAAGCCCATGTCAGATACTCGCACCGTGACTTCGCAACAAGCTCGCAAGTCTATTCTCAAAGCATTTCAAGCCAAGCGTCCCTTGTTTTTGTGGGGTCCTCCCGGTATCGGTAAGTCTGAACTGGTGGAAGGCATCACTGCCGAGCTGAGCGGCTTCATGATTGACCTGCGACTGGGTCAGATGGAGCCCACTGACATTCGTGGCATCCCTTTCTACAACAAGGACACCGGCAAGATGGACTGGGCTCCCCCTGTAGAACTGCCCGATGAGGAAACTGCCAGCCAGTATCCCATTGTGGTGCTGTTCTTGGACGAGTTGAACTCGGCTCCGGCTTCGGTGCAATCGGCTGCATATCAGCTGATCTTGAACCGTCGTGTGGGCAAGTATCGACTGCCTGACAATGTTGTCATGGTGGCTGCTGGTAACCGTGAATCGGACAAAGGTGTTACTTACCGCATGCCGACTCCATTGGCAAACCGTTTTATCCACCAAGAGATGAAGGTGGACTTTGCTAGCTGGCAAGAGTGGGCTGTGATGAATCGTATCCACAAAGACGTGGTGGGTTATTTGAGCTTTGCCAAGCAAGACTTGTACGACTTTGATGCCAAGAGTGCCAGCCGTGCTTTTGCTACTCCGCGTTCGTGGACCTTTGTGAGCCAGCTCTTGAGCGATGGCACCGCAGACGACGACACTGTGACCAACCTTGTGGCTGGTACTGTGGGCGAAGGTCTTGCTGTGAAGTTCATGGCTCACCGCAAGGTGGCAGGTCGCATGCCGGACCCTGTGGACATCTTGAAGGGCAAGGTCAAGGATCTCAATGTCAAGGAAGTGTCGGCTATGTACAGCTTGGTGATTTCCATGTGCTATGAGCTCAAGGCTGCTGTGGAGAACAAGACCCCGGACAAGGAGTTCCATGAAATGGCTGATAACTTCCTGGGTTACATGATGAAGAACTTTGAGACCGAGCTCACTGTGATGGGTGCCCGGATTGCGCTGACCACTTATGATCTGCCCTTCCTGCCCACCAAGATGAAGAACTTTGACGAGTTCCACAATCGCTTTGGCAAGTATATCCTGGCCGCTCAGGCCTAACTTGCGGGCTGTGCACCACTCAACATGGGCTGTGGTGCACAGCCCTTTTTTATTGATCGATGAAATACAAAATCATCAAAATGGATGGTAGGTACACCCGATATGGTTATCTGTACCTAGTAGAGTTCAAAAAAGACATTGGTCGCGGCACCGGTGTGTTGGACTTTGACCGTTGCCGACGTTGGTTTAACCAACAGTTTGGTTGGAGTCAAGACGTTGAAACTCGAGATCAAATGAAACGCAACAAAGTGGCCAATCAAGAGGCCTATCAAGAAGATGACATCAATCCCACATGGGCCTATGCTGTCAAATACGGCGACTATCGCATCTATATCGACAGCGACAAAACACTGAGTTGGTTTGTGCTATGCCACCCCGCATCACCGTAAAAAAGAATCTCATCATATTTCACCGGCCTGGTGAGTGGTCAGACGTGTACGCAAAGATCTTGTCCCAACACGGTATGGGCATGGCCATACGTCCCAAGTTAAAACGCGAGTTGGGGTTTACATATCGTTATCACCGGGGCCTGGCGCCAGTGGACCACCCAACACCCAATGGTCCCAGCATGCACTACGAAGACCAGGTTCATTTGGATTTTTACAGTGAAAGTGCCCAGAGTTGGTTCCAGCTCAAGTACCTAAATTTGTAGTACTAAAGTGTTGCAAAAATACCACACTTTTTTGGTTGACCAATAAATCACGCCGTGCTATAATACTGACATGACGCAACAAAGGACTCGCATGCAATATTTCAACCCCCGTGTGCTACATGCTCGTGCCACTGGCACCACTGCTGACACCAAAGACAAAGACAAGTTCAAGGACCTGATTGGTCCCATGGATCCTGCACTGGATCGCAAGGTGCGTGAGAAACTGATCACTGCTCGCGTGGGCCTCTTGCTCCGCGCCAGCTTCTTTGGCAACCTTGCTACTCGACTCAAACTGGTCAACGCTGACGAGTGGTGCGGTACTGCCGCAACAGACGGGCGCCACTTCTACTACAATAGCCGCTTTATTGAGATGCTTCGTCCCAAAGAGATTGAGTTTCTTTTTGGGCATGAAGTGCTTCACTGTGTGTACGATCACTTTGGACGCCGTGGCGAGCGCGATCCGCAGATTTGGAACATTGCCAATGATTTCTGCGTCAACGCAGACCTTGTCAAGCACCGTGTGGGCGAGAAGATTACCACAGTGCCTTGTTTACATGACACCAAGTATGATGGCATGAGCTCGGAAGAGATCTATGACCAGCTCATGCAGAATGTGCAAAAGATCAGCCTGCAAGATCTCATTGACAAGATGCTGGACGAGCACTTGGATGGCGAGGGCGATGGTGACGGCTCTGGCGATGGTGAGGACAAAGAAGGCAAAGGTCGTCCGCGACTGAGCGAAGCCGAAAAGCAACAGATCCGTGACGAGATCAAAGAAGCCATGTTGGCTGCGGCTCAAACTGTGGACGGTGCTGGTAACATTCCGGCAGGCGTCAAGCGGTTGATTCAGGACCTAACTGAGCCCAAGATGAACTGGCGTGAACTGCTTCGTATGCAGTTGGAGAGCACCATCAAGTCAGACTACACTTGGATGCGAGCCAGCCGACGCGGTTGGCACATGGATGCTGTGATGCCGGGCATGCAGACCGAGCCCATGATTGACATTGCAGTGGCCATTGACGCTTCGGGCTCGATTGGCGAGAAGATGCTGAAAGACTTCCTCAGCGAAATCCAAGGCATCATGGACTCGTTCCCGGCCTATCGTATTCATGTGATCACGTTTGATACTGAATGCTACAATCCAGCACAGTACAATTCGGACAACTTGGATTCCATGTGCGACTACGAAGTGTCAGGTGGCGGCGGTACTGACTTCACTGCCATCTTCCGATACCTCAAGGACGAAGAGATTGAGCCCAAGCGCCTGGTGGTGTTCACAGACGGCTACCCGTTTGGTTCATGGGGTGATGAGAACTACTGCGATACAGTGTGGATCCTGCATGGTACCACTAGCATTGTGCCACCCTGGGGTCAATATGCTTACTATGACGAGGACAAAAACAAATGATTAGATACGTTTTGATTTTTGCAGTGCTCACAGCACTGATCTATGTCGGCATCCATGGTTGGAGATTGTTGTCCAATTTAGACAAATGGACCGTGATCAAGACATTGACCTTGAGTGTGCTGTGTGCTACAATTGCTTTCGCTGTGTTGACCACTATAGTGGTGCTTTTTTAAAGGAATTAAAATGAAACGTTTTGTAACTCTTGGACTTGTTGCCGCGGCTGTACTGGCCACCGGTTGTACTCGCATTGAAACTGGCGAGGTAGGTGTGCGTGTGGGTTTTGACAAACAGGTTCAACCTGGTGAACTGTTGCCGGGTAGCTTTAACCAAACCATCATTGGCGAGGTCTTGACCTTCCCCATCAAGGATGTCAACGTACAGTTGAACGACATGACTCCTGTGGCCAAAGACAACTCGACCATGAAAGACTTCGATGCTGTGGTTGTTTACAACATCAATCCACAGCAAGTGGCCGAACTATATAGCACCAAGAACAAAGCCTTCCATGCTGAGTTTAAAGGTGACACTTATGTGATGTACAACTACATCGTGCAGAATGCTCGCAATGCCATCTACAAGGCAGCTCGCAAGTACGAAGCTCTAGACATGGCCGACGCTCGTAGCGACATGGAGAATTTCATCAAGGACGAGATTATTCGCAACCTTGCAGAAGAAAAACTGGATGGTACCATCATGATCAGCCAGGTGCTGATTCGTAATGTTGTGCCAGCAGACTCGGTTGTGGAGAGTGCCAACGCCCTGGTTCGTAGCAAGAACGAACTCAAGCAAAAGGAAGTTGAAGTACAAACAGCCCAGGCCGAAAGCCGTCGTATGGCAGCATTGGCCAACAACTCAGGTGCAAGTATTGCATTCATGCAGGCACAGGCCATGCTCAACATCTCAGAAGGTATCAAGAACGGACAAGTTCAAACCATTGTAGTGCCTTCAAACTTCAATGCACTCATGATGCCCAAATAACATGTATAAAAGTATCTACACCGAAGTTGAGGTGGATGTCAATCTGTCAGACTTTGACACGGATGACTTGATTGAGGAACTGGAAAGCCGCGGTCTGGACTACAACACCAATGGCGTAGACGGCGACGACATGCGGGCACTGTTGGAACAGATCTGGGTCAAACGCAGAAACGGCAACCCTGATTATCAACATGAACTAGACGCACTGATCTGGGGTGTGCTGGGGCGAGTGATATGAACTGGGAAGAAATCAACCTGGCCTTGAACTACTTTCTGTTGGGTGCTGTCACAGGATACTTCTGGCAACCACTGTGGGCACTGGGAAAGAAAATTATACACGAAGCAAAGGAAGCACGACATGAGTGGCGAAACCCCCGAAAATAAATCCCGAGATCGTTTTGATCTTGAGCAGGAAATCTTGGAGTGCTGGAAAGTTACCAACGATATCAAACTGTTTGCAGAACAGAGCGGTGATTTTTCAGTACTGAGTCAGTACTACGAGCAAAAATTTGAGAGACTTTGGTCTACATTTGAACACTTGGTACACACCCGAGCGGTCAAGTAAAAAATAATTTCCATGCAGATGTTGGCGTAAATATCTGCATGGAAACCAACATTACTCTCACCGTTGCCGATATGGCAAGTTTACGTGCGCTGATTGAAACTGCTGTGAGTCGAGGTGCTTATCGCCCCGGCGAATTGCGTTCTGTTGGCGAGCTCTACGAGCGTTTGGATCGCTTTGTAGAACAGACCCAAGCCAGCCTGCTTCAACAGGCACAGGCACAGTCTGAATCTTTAACCCCCCAAGGAGATCAAAATGCTTAAACACATTGGACGCCACGGCGATCGCAAAGTGGCCATTCTGTGGCGCGAAGTACCCAACGAAGATCACATGTGTTTGGTGATCTATCCCGAAACACTGCCCACGCACATTCATGACAGTGTGATGAAAACACTGGAAAGTGATGTAGGACAGCAGGCTTCAAACCTGGCTGATGCACTGCATCGCAACATGCTACCGGATGGTCGTGTGCAATTGGAGGCCTTGCATCGTGAAGGCATGATCAAGAAGATCCCTACCAATCAAGTGATCGTCACTCCCAACGCCACCAGTTCGGTCAAGTTGGAAGAGCTTAACAAGATCATACGCGAAATGGAAACTGGCCAAGACGCTCTTGAACGTTTGCAACGCATTGACGAGAGCACTGGCATCGTGGATCCCTATACCAAGCGCAAGGCCGAAGCTGAATTCAAACGCAGTCAAGAACGTGGAGTTCCGCCTGCTCCTGTGGCACAGGCTCCTGCCAACGGTGCCCTAGACGACAAGGCCCTGGCAGCCAACATGTTGGCACAAGCACAGAAGATGGAATCTGAAGCCAAAGGACTCATTGCCGAGGCCGCCAGAATGAAGAAGGAAGCTCAACGCATGCACCCCACAGTCACAGCCAAGGCCGCCCCAGTCGTTACCACAGTTACCGACACACCTGCGACCAAAAAGCGCGGTCGTCCTAACAAGGTAGTGGCCGAGAATGCCGTTCAGTGATGACTTTCTTGATCGTTGGGAACACATCATTAACGAAGTCAGCATGACTGAGGTTCCTCTGGAGTGCCTAAAAAAGGTTATTATCAAGCTAGAGGGTCGGCGACAGCGCACTATCAATCTTGCACTGTTGCGACGTCAAGGCTTGGATGGTGACGAGATGGAGGCTGTGTTGACCCGAGCATTGTTGGAACTAGGCGATGCTGTGGTAGACATGGACTTTGTGGTAGACATTGGTGCTGTGGCCGAGTTGGTTCAGCCTGAAACAGACAAAATTTTACATAATCTCAAATGAATGTACGCCTGGTATCCCACAGTCAACCCACCGCAGAATTTGCAAAATTGGGCATCACAGATGCACAAGAACTCATTGCGTATTGCGCCCGTGTGTCCAATCCAGCCAACCAATTCAACACTGAAACAAGCAATAGACTCATACAGTACCTGGTCAAGCACCAACACTGGAGTCCACTGGAAATGGTCTCTGCCTGCATGGAAATTGTCACCACCCGCGACATTGCGCGACAGATTCTACGTCACAGAAGTTTCAGCTTTCAAGAGTTCTCCCAGCGATATGCTGATCCTACAGCTGAACTCGATGAGGCGTTTGTGCTACGTGAGGCACGATTCCAAGACACCCGGAATCGACAAAACAGCGTAGACTTTGACATGTCGGATGAACAGCAACGTTTGTTGTCCTACGAATGGGAACGTGCTCAGAAACGTGTGTTGTACGCTGTGAAAAAAGAATACCAGTGGGCTATCGACAATGGCATTGCTAAAGAACAAGCTCGGGCTGTGTTGCCCGAAGGACTCACTGTGAGTCGCATGTACATGAACGGTACATTGCGTTCATGGATTCACTACATCGAACTACGTGCGGCAAATGGAACACAACGAGAACATATGGAAATTGCACGAGCCTGTGCACAGGCCATTACAGCAATTTTTCCAATGGTTTCAGACTTAGTTGCACAATCATAATTGTTGTGCTATACTAGCACATGGGCATCACACAAGATCACAGCAAGCCAAGCCACTGGCAACCATATCAAACCAAATGTGTTGATGGCAAATGGATCAGCTTCCGTGATGTCATAGTACACACCATCCGCATGGGCGATGTAGAAGATCCCGATCTGTTTGTGGCACAACCCATATACGAATGGCAACAAAGTGATGCTGGCCGGTTCATCATGGACCATGCTGTGGACAAACCTTACTGGCACAGAACCACTGACCACAGCAGTTATGGGCATCGTTATGACATTGTGGCCAGACTCAGCGAACAAAACGAAACTTTTTGGAGACTCAAATGGGATGGACTCAACAAATAGAATACGTTGATGTGGAAGTCGTCCTCCCACCTCCTGTAAAGAAAAAGGTATGGGACGGAGAGAAGTTTGTGCCCATGGTGCTTTACAAACATCAAGCCTTGAACATTCAACAGATTGACTGGCTTCGTGACACTTTTGGCACACCTGGCAATCATGGCAAAAGTTGTTATTGGGAGTCCAGTCGTAGTGGTAATTATGTAATTATGGATGAACAAATTTATACCTGGTTTCAAATGAAATGGAGCAAGCAATGAGCAAATTTTTGGTAACAGGCGGGCATGGCCTAATAGGGCACAATGTGGTGGCTCAACTGCAAGCTCGCGAAGAGACTGTGGCAGTGATTGATAATCATACCACCTATGGTATCATTCCCCAAACAGAGATTGATTACTTGATCAGTGAGCGACTCAAGAAGATCAGTGATCACACATACTACAATCAGTGTATCACAGACGGTTATGAGATTGATCACATTGTGGAAAAAGAAAAGCCCAAGGTAATCATTCACTGTGCCAGCTTCCCTAGACAAAAAGTAGTCAATGCCAACCCTGCACATGGTGCTGATGTCATGATGCGTGGGTTGATCAATCTGTTGGAGAGTGCCAAACGCCACGGTGTTGAACGTTTTGTTTACATCAGTAGCAGCATGGTATACGGAGACTTTGCGGATCAAGTTTTGGAAGAAGACGAATGTCGCCCGCAAGGACAGTATGGCGTCATGAAACTGGCAGGAGAGTGGCTTGTTAAAGACTATGCTCGTCGAACTGGTATGGAATACGTTGTTATCCGCCCGTCAGCGGTATACGGTCCTTTGGACGTGGAGGATCGTGTTGTGGCAAAGTTTATGCTCACCGCGATGCGTAGTGGTGTTCTACGAGTCAACGGAGCCAACGAAACTCTTGACTTTACCTATGTTGATGATGCTGCGGCAGGCATTGTTGCGGCGGCGACTAGAATCATGTCTAGAAACAATACTTACAACATCACCAAATCGCATTCCGTTAGCCTGCTTGAAGCCGCAGAAAAAATAGTAGCACTGGTTGGACGAGGAACTATAGAAGTTCAGGACAGGGATCAAGACTTCCCCAGTCGAGGTGCATTAAATATAGATCGTGCTCGTACCATTCTTGGTTACGATCCCAAAGTAGATGTTGATGAGGGTTTCCGTGCCTACTACGACTGGCTTGACAATTCCGTTTACTGGTCTCCGAAAACAGTATAACGCACTGCGCGACGAGATCCTGAGTGCTACCGACGAGGTTCTGCGTTCAGGATCTCTCATGAACAGCAACAACACTGCAGAATTTGAGCATTGGCTGGCCCGAAAAAATCGTGTGAGTTATGCAGTGACTTGCCATTCAGGTACTCAGGCCTTGGAAATCATTGCTGAATACTATCGCCAACAACTGTCTTTGGTCAATCCTCGGGTGTTCATGCCCAGTTTTACCTATGCAGCCACAGCCAATGCATTTATACGAGCTGGGTGGGAACTGTACTTCATTGATACTGATGCATATGGTATCATTGACGATCAAAAATTCCCCCCGCTGGTAGAGTACGATGCTGTGGTGTTGGTAGGTCTGTATGGCAACTCAATTACTCACAGTGCACATGTACGATCTTGGAATCAGTGGGTGGCTGCCAGTACCATTGTGATTGAAGATGCTGCACAACACTGGTTGGCCAACGATTGCCAACGCATCGGCGATGCTGCGGCCATCAGTTTTGATCCTATGAAGAACCTGCCTTGTTACGGCAATGGCGGTGCAGTGGTTACTGATCGCCAGGATCTTGCAGAATTTGCTAGATCCTGGCGAGACAATGGCAAACCCAATCATGGGTTCGCTGGCACCAACAGTCGCATGAGCGAAGTGGATTGTGCCCAAATGTTGGTCAAGACTCAACACATTGACCGCTGGCAGGCCCGTCGGGCTCAAATTGCTGCTTTTTGGTGCGACCGCTTGAGCCAGGCCAATCTGCGCTGTTTAATAGATGATCGCAACTCACACAATCATGCGTTTCACAAATTTGTAATTGATGTTGATCATCGAGATCAGTTGCGTCAACGACTTGGTGAACGCAAAATTGAGACTCGTGTGCACTACGAACGACCCATACACGAGATTGACGTGTACCGGGCCTGGCCCGGTCCCGACATGTTGGCCGCCAGCAGCAGTCTGGCTCGTAGAGTGCTGAGTTTACCTCTCTATCCTGAACTCACTGACTTGGAAGTTGAGTACATCACGGATCAGGTACTAGACCTCGTTTGACTAACGCATAGCTGGCCAACCAGGACCATTCATAGCTCTGGCGCAGAGATTCAAAATCTCCTGCTACCTCTTCATAGTATTCCACCGCATCCTTGGCACCTTTACGACTCCACTCACCTGCGGTGTTGTCTACTTCCAACCAACGGTTCAGTCTGTATTCGTTTTCTACGTCAGGCAAACTGGCTTGTAGCTTGAGCACTTCACGGAACGCAGTACGCCAAGCCATCCATGGTGTGTCTGCATACTGTGCTGTTCCTGACAGTACAGGAACTACTTCGTGCGCACTGTCCAAGGTAAAATCTAACCCAATGCCAGGGTTGGCCAATACCAGCTCACGATTGTAGGCGATCATGGCCTGGTGCCCGTATTCTAGTCCGTTCACTGGGTTGCGAGCATGAAAGATATAGTGCTTGGGCTGTTGCATACGGTCAGGTTGCCAGGTCCAATCAAACATTTGATTCACTTCTAGCTTGGCAAACACAGCAAAAAACCAAGGTGTGGTGCTGGCCCGGGCAGCAGCATGATAAGCAGCCACGCGACCGTTCACACTTGAAACCACATGCACTTTGTTGGTATTGCGTGATGAGTTGGCTAGATATATCTGCAACTGCAAAAGATTGGCATTGGCATTGGGTTCACCGTTGCTGATAAACACAATGTCCAAGGGCGGATCTTTCAACATGCGACGAGTTTTATCAATATGCGGATAGTCGTACAACTGTGTCTTGATGTATGGCACAGACACACGCGGCACAATCACTGATCCAGCACCACTGCTGATGGGAGTAATGGTCTTGACTTCCTCTCTCCATAATGGCACTGTAACCAAGGCCTGATCAACATAATCTTCAGTGGTGAACAATGCCAATGGAGCAGTAAAGGAAGACTCTTTAACTGCATCCACGTGACTGTGTTGTGTGTGATGAATCACTGGCATGGGTCTGCGTGGCACACGTCGTCGTGACACATAGTTTACACTATACCATTCCAGCAACTGTTTCTTTTCTGCACGTTCAGCAAAGGTAGGAACATGCATGTAAAAAGTATCGCCAAACTTTTGTTCATCACTGGCAAATACATGTAACATGGTGCTCTGCCATGTTTCTGGATGCCACGAAAAATCAAAATCAGTGTAATCGCACACACTGCTACACACCCAAACATGTTCATATTCACCTACCAAACTCTTGGCCAAGCGAATCAAGGTGTCACGATAGTTGTCAAAGTAACGCACTCGACGCACAGTGTTGGGTATGTGGCCAGCATTGCCATCCATGTGATCAATTTCAAATATGGGTGCTGCCTCTTGGCTGACTTCGGCACGCATCCAGTCCACATATTTGAACTCAGTTGCCCCAGGCATGCGATACTGCGGTCCCCCAGTTTTTTGGTGCTGAGTAGCAAACTGATAGATATAAGGCTCTTCCCTAGGATCGGGTACCCAGGAAAAGTCCACATCAGACACATCCACATACCGGGGCACATGCCAGTTGGTCATGTTTACTGGCAATTGTGCTATTGGAGCAGACATGTACTTGCGTTCTGTGGCTCCGGGCATGTGATATTCCATAGTGGGCATTTTTTCAGAATTCCACCACTGGTTGCCAAACACATAGATGTAAGGGGGAGATCCTGGTTCAGGTCTCCATGTATAGTCCCACTCACACTCAACAATGGCACGCCAGTTGTTGTCATGATGCGGCAACAGTGTAGCAGCCATGTCCATGTACTTGCGTTCTGTAGCACCGGACACAGTGTAGGTCAGCGTGGGCATGACCTCTGCCGAATAGTACTGATTGCCAAACACATAGATATACGGAGGTGAACCTGGGTCAGGCTCCCAAGACCAGTCAAAGTCACACGGATATAGTTGTTGGAACCGGCCGGGATCTTGGCGCCGCTGAGCCCGAGGATGATCCATGTACTTGATGTCAGTGGCACCTGGCACTTGATACTGAACCGTGGGTCTCTGTTCGGGCAAGTGCCACTGGTTGCCAAACACATAAACATATGGCGGATCTGTGGGATTGGGGCGCCAACTGAAGTCAAATTGTTCAATGTCATCCAACACAGTCCAATTAGTACGATCAGGTGCTACTTGAGCACGTACAGAATCCACGTACTTGATATCGGTACCGCCGGTGCTAAAAATCACTGTGGGTTCAAGAACTGCATCATTCCACTGGTTGCCAAACACATAGGTCATGGGAGGATCTGTGGGATCAGGTTCCCAGGACCAGTCAAATTCTGCCACAGGCAGCCTGGTTTCGAACCCAACAGGTTGCGGCAGTCTGCGTGTGCGACGATCCATGTACTTGACTTTGGTTGCACCCGGCGCATGATATTTCAAACTGGCTCGTAGTTCAGGTGGATGCCATTGATTACCAAACACATAGATGTAGGGAGGGTCTTTGGGATTGGGTACCCATGTCCAATCCCATGCGCTGTCATCAATGTCTTCACAAAACTCCCAGTCGGCCATGCAAGCCCACAATTCAGCTATGAGGTCATCAACAAATTTTTCTTGTGTTGCGCCCGGGACACAATAGATCAGTGTTGGCATGTCAGTTCCTGGCCAGTGCTGATTACCAAACACGTAATTGTAGGGCTCTTCGGTATTGTCTGGGTGCCAACTGTAATCAAACCTTGCTACTGCTTCTAAGAGTTTCCACAGAGTCTTGTCTGGCAGTCTACGGTGTTGTATGCCCACATACTTGCGTTCTGTGGCACCTGGTACTGTGTACACTGC